TTAATATCTCGGTTCACTTTCTATTGCAAATCTTATTCCCAATTGTATTATAAGTCTTACATTGTCTGATGCATTTTTTATTATAATGTTCTTACTAAAAATATTTTGACCAAGTTCTACATATAATCTTCCAAAAATTTGTTTAGCACAATATGTTGCCATTGATTTTATGCTTCTCATGTCGATTGTTACCTCATTTTCTTGTGGTATTGAATCTTTTATGAGATTGTATATTATGCTTCCGCTTTCTTTGCTGCTTATTATTGGAGCAAATTCGTCAAGTGATATATATTTTTTCATTGAAAATTTACATTTAGATTGTTTAGTTCATTATATTCATTCTCAGGTAGTATGTCTGATAGGTTTTTGGGTGAAGATAAACTTAGGAAAACATAAATTATAGTTCCTCCCCAATATGAGCATTCTCCTTTTGATATTTTTCCATATTCATTTTTTACATATTGTCCTTCTGAAATAAGAATTAGTCTTCCTTTTGACAGATTTGTTATTTGATTTATAATCCAAAGTCCGCATCCCATGTGGTCTGTGTCTTTTTTTGACGTTACTCCCATTTCAAGGGACTTCAAAAGGATTTCATCTTTTGAAATGTTTTCATTAAGTGTAGGACCTAGGGTTGATATAATTCCATTTCCAGTATCTGCACAGGCTATCTCAATATAATCTACATTACCGTTTGCAATAATAATTGATTTCGTGTCATTAACGGCATGCTCCCAGAAGTTTAATAATATTTCACTGAAGCATTGTAGTATCATAGACGCAATGTTTTCTTCATTGTTTTTGGCCATTTCTTTATAGTATTCCTCTATTTTAGGGAAATAGCTGTCTTTAATCTTTGCTTTTGTATATTCATTTTCTCTTAATAATGGGAAAGGTGCTATAAATAATCTTTTTCCCTTTAAAAAAAAATCAAGATTTGTGTAGTCTGCTCTCTTTTCTTCTAAATAAGAGTTTAGCAAATCCCAGAATTTAAACTCTGATAATTTGTTTTGAATATATTCATTTGTCTTTAGTTTGGAATCACATATGCATCTGTTTTCTACACAGAATTCAATTATTTTGTAGTTAAGAAGAAGTCCTAACATGTCTATTTCTTTAACTTCCGCAAGATTAAATATTACGTTAGGAGTTTTTTTATTTTTCCAGTTAAATATTTGTTCAACCGCTTTTAAAAATGATAACAATTCAAAAACAGTACATTTGACTGGTATTTTTATTTCACTTACCATTGTATATATCTTTTAAAAAAGATTTTATTTGAATGTCTTTTTCAGGGTTCCTTTGGTTTATATCTGAACATAGTGTTAAATAGTAATCTGCTATATTTATTAGCCTTGAAAAGTCTGATTCATTCCTAAACAAGAATTCATTATCTATTATTTGATTTCTAAAAGAGTCAACTTTATCAACGTCTAGATTTGAAGATGATTTGTTGAATTCATTAATTGTATGTAGTAATGATTTTGCAAATATTTTCTTTTCTTTTATTTGTTCATCTTTTTTATTCAATTGATACATGAGATAAGTTAGAATACACGTGAGTACAACTGAATAAACACCTCCTATATAGTCACCAAAAAAAGCCCATTTTTCAGGATCGTCGCTTATTTTATAATTGGCGAAATTGAGTATATAAGTAATTAGAGGTATAGATGCTATTATACAGTACAGATATTTCATATTAATATTATTACTTTTCGGTTTCCAATGCTTTGTTCAGTTCTTCTTCAGATACTTCTTTTTTCAATAGCCAGTGATATACGTTTTGATTTCCCATTGTGACTGCATAAGCTTGTACAAATTCCCATCCTTGTTTTCCGAAGTAGTTCATTGCATCCACCATAGAATTGAATTCTATATTCTTCCCGTTTTCGTCTTTCATATATGATATGCCTTTCCAGAAAGACGTTTCCTGGCCATAGTCAACTTGAACTTTAACTTTGTTGCTCATTAGTTTTGTAGTCCCAACAAGTTCGCAGTAAATATAATTTTCTGCATAAAGTCCAACTGTACTAATAATAAGTGCAAGTGCGATAAAAATAAATCTTTTCATATTATCCTATTTTACGTTCATTATTAGCTATTATCAGTTCCGCTTCCAGTTCCTTGATTCTTCTTTGAAGGTTGTTGATGGTGTCCTGCTGGAAGGCTATTGTGTCAATCAGCTTGCTTAATCTGTCGCTTTCGCTTGAATCAGTTGGCTGTTCAGATGTCAGCAGCATTTCTCCTGTACCTTGTATTAACCAGTTAGTATCAATATCGCTAAAATGCGATGCAAGTCTATAGATTAATTCAAAATCAATAGTGTTACTTTTTTTATTACAATATTTATTGAGCGTTGAATAACTAAATCCTATTTCTTTAGATAAGGAACGTTGATTTAAAGACTTGTATTCCATTAGTTGTTCTAAACGTTCAATAAGTCCATTATTAATTTCCTGCTTATCCATATATCCTACATAAATGTTAAAAATAGCTATATTGCGATATTTTTACAAGAAAACATTTTCATATATCGCAATATTGCGATATCTTTGCAATACAAACATACACACATACAAAAATAGAAATTAAAACGAATAATTGAAAATGAAAACTGATGAATTTTTCTACGAAAATGAAGCTGAAAGTCTTAAAGCTGACATCGAAAAAGCAAAGTCTATGACAGAAGAAGAGATGCAATCTTACTTCAATACAGACGACAGCAAGGAAGATTTCATAAGTTTTCTTGAAGATGAACTCAAAGTTGCTGAAAGCCACATTGAAAATGATGATGATTTCAGCAGTGTTGACCCCGGCTTTGCAAGTGAAGCCGATTATTTGAGATACAAATTTGCGTAATAAAAACCTCACTAAAAGTCAAAACCATTATGGAAATTAAACCAACCAAGTATCAGCCAGGACAGAAAGTCTGGACACTTATAGGAATGAAGGCTGAAGAGAAAACAATCAAGGGTATCAACATCAGTGTAGATTCCGACGGAGTACAGAAGAACTACTATTACATGTTGGTTCCAAAAGAAAAGGAATGCTCCAGTGAAGCATTTGCATCCTATTCCGAGAAAGAACTTTTTAGTTCAAAGGAAGAGATGAGAATTAGTGTTTTCGGTGATTGACAAATCACATCCCGGTGTGGCCTGACCGCCTATCCGGGAACAATAGAGAAGAGTTCCTTGACATCTTTTGGCTGACGGACATACTGGTATGGTATAGTAATTCACCGTGGATAACGGGCGGTCCGACAGAGTGTAGAATTGTAGCAATTCGGCCTATTGTAATAGGTTTTACGATATGATATAGCTGGAGTAGCTTAACGGTAGAGCGCAACACTGGGTTATAAAAAATAGATGAATGCAATAATGATTATCGTTGATGAAAGGGTTCGACTCCCTTCTCCAGCCCTAATTCAAATTAGTTTGTTATGGTTATAGATAATTCGATAGAAACTGCCGAGTCATTGAAAAATCTATTTGCAATGCTTTATTTTGTGGCAGCATGGGCATTCGGCATGGTTTCTCCATGCCTTGTTTATGAAATATGGAAATCGTGTAAGGAAGAGCGACCTTTTGATTTTAACGGAGCCAATTATTGGTGTCCTATTGCGATTGTGATGTTGGTCATTTCTTCTGTATTATGTATGATTTCTTTTTTCTTTATGATTGCTGAGCTTCTTTTGAGATTCGTTAATTGCTTGGATTAAGCAATTTTCTGTAGTCTCTTCAAATTTCGTGAATGCTTCCTCGTATTTATTGATTTTATCGGGGTATGGCAAATCCTTGCTGTATATTATGTCTCTGAGTTCATCATAAAGCAGTGAGGAACTTTGTACGAGTGAATCATATTTTTCATAAAGTCCTTTATCAAGGTAGAAATGCAATTTCAGGTTCTTGTTTTTCATGTCAATAAGAGGCTCATAAGCTATCTTATTCAATTCAAGGATGTTTGTTTGCCCATTGAGGATGTCAATCAGGTTGATGTTTCTCATTGCTGCCTTGTATGAAAGAAAAGAGTCGAGGAATTCTGATATGGAATTGACGGAGTTTGAGTAGAAGGTTTTGAATTTTAGTTCTTTTTTTCTGATACTCAACTTGTAAAGTTCTCTGATAAAAAAGAATATAATTCCTACTAGTAATGATAAGGAATCTAAGTGGTTAAGAAGAAGTTCGATAAAATGTTTCATAAATCTTAATTTTTTAGTTTGACAGCGTAAAATTAAGAAATCCCTCCGGAGAAATCCCATGATTATAAAATTCTGGAGGGAACATTCCGAGGTTGTTTAATGGCAGAACGGCACCAGTCTGAGGGCATAAGGATTTTTGGTGCAGGTGGCGGTTCGAATCCGTCTCTCGGAACTTAAACTTATTAGTTATGAAAGTATTTAGTCGTATATGTATGCTGATGGTAGCTATATGTGCTGTTGGCATGTTGTATGGAGCAATCACAATACCAAGTCCGGTGCAGGGTATATGGATATGCTCCTGTATAATCATTGTAATTGCATCGGTATATGCTTGTGTTATAATATGGAAAGAAAGGTAGAAGTTATGGGCAAAAGACCTATTGTATCGACATTACGATCCATGAAAATAGATGAAGAGGTTATTTTTGGTATTCATCAGAGAATTTCTCTTATGGGTACAATAGCCAATAGGTTGGATGTTGAACGTGCTTCAGGTATGTCATGGAAATGCAAGACAGACCGTGAAGCCGGAATTGTAACGGTTAAACGTGTTAGCTGATGGTGTTCGAATTAAATGGGAAGTTTATGACTACAATATTGTCAGATAATACAGCAGGAATGATTCTTGAGAACATACTTCTTGCAATGGAAGGAATAAAGTTCAGCAAGTCTCAGGCATCAGGAATAGTCGGTTCCGAGAACCGGTTGGAAAAGCTTGTTGAGAGCGGTAAGATACGTGCTGAGAAGAAGGCAGATTGTCAGAACGGAAAATGGTTCTGCAATGGTGCTGATGTGTTAAGGTACTGTTCGTACAAGAAGAGACATAAAAAAAGGAACAAGTCTAAAAGCCTGTGAAGGTGGTTATTTTCTACATAAATGTTTACGTTTTAATTTCTTGGTGTACGGACTGGCTTGTGAAAGTCGTCCGTACTATTTTTTTTCTGGGCACTTGGTCTAATGGTAGAACATCGGCATAATTCCATTCCATGTTTGTTAGTGTTAGAAATCTCTATTGTTAGTCGAAGATGCGGGTTCGATTCCCGTAGTGCCCACAAATAATCTCAAAAATAAAGAATATGGAAACGAAAGAAATAACTAAGACTATTTACATCGCTAATGATGGAAAAGAGTTTCTTACAGAAGAAGAATGTAAGGAGCATGAAACGTATGTGAAAGAGATTTTGCGAAATATTTCCTATTTCTGCATCCGTTGCAATCCTGATTTAACTGAAACAGGATGCTATATGCATAGAATATATGCAGCAGTCCTTTCTAAAAATGGATTATTCAGTGAAGAAATCGCATTTCAATGGGCTTTAAAGAAGTTTGGTAGTTACTTAGGAGAAAGCGTAATGGGATATGGTTTCCAACCACGCTTTAGTGTGAGTGAAGTTTCTAAAGAAGAATATGAAGAATGTCCTGCTACTATATGGGGAGGCACTCCATTGAAAAGTGAGAAAATATTCCTTAGTCCTAAATCGGTAGAGGGATTTCCTGAAAATATTGACTACATGAAAGAATGGGGATTTAAATAATATGCCATACTACAACAAGAAACCTAAAAAGAAGAAAGAAAATCCGTTATTAAATCCGAAAGTAGGGCGAAGATAGCGCAGGGTTTCATCCGCGCAGCATCGGTTAGCCGTTGACTCTATCTGAGATGTAACGCGAAATCGGAAAGGATTGATTGTGTGTGATGTGCCCTGGGGAATACGCCCCAGGGTTTTATTTATCATAATGAGAACAAAGGTTAAGGCGTAAAAATGGCGAAGTTTCGGATTGCAAAACTTGACTATCTGAACTACCTTTACAGATGTAAAGAACTAAAAGTCAAACCAATAAATATAAAATAATGGCTGAAAGAAAAGCTAAAACAGACGTTCCTGAAAAAGATAATCAGGAAGAAAAACAGGAAGAAAAAGAAGTGCAACATACACTTTCTGACAAAATTGTGAACATAAGAACCCTGAGAGCAAACGAGATTGAATGCCGAATAGGTACAATCAATGAGAAAGGATGCACATTGTTGCTGTACAAGGATGCCCGTGTGGATATGAGACTTCTTGATGAGGTGTTCGGACCAATGAACTGGGAGAGAGACCACGAAGTTGTGAATGGAAACCTATTCTGCACCATATCAATCTACGATGAAAAGAAAAAGGAATGGGTGAGAAAGCAGGATGTCGGAACTGAATCCAATACGGAAAAGGAGAAAGGTCAGGCTTCCGATGCATTCAAGCGTGCCGGATTCAACTGGGGGATTGGTCGAGAACTTTACTCGGCACCTTTTATTTGGGTAAAACTTGAATCAAACGAAATCTTTAAGAGCACTTCGGGAAAATGTTCTACTTATACTAAGTTCTCTGTAAGTGAGATTGAGTATGACGAGAACAGAGAGGTTAGTAAATGTATCATTGTAGACAACAATGGTGTGATAAGATACCAGTTCCCTATGCCAAAGGAAAAGAAGTCTGAAAAGACTCAGCAAAATTCAAGTGTATTTTCCGGTAAACAGCTAAAGGAAGCGATTGATGAAGTAAGGGTATGTAAGAGTCGAGCCGAAGTTAATGCTGTATGGAAAAAATACGCTGCTATGAAAAACAATCTTGAGTTTAAGAACGAGATTCAAACAATGTGTAAAAGATTTCCAAAATGATAGAGTTAGTTAAGTCAGGTGTGGTTTTCAATGAAGAGAACCACACCTATTTCCTGGGCGACAAGCAGCTTTCAGGAATAACGGGAATGATTAAGAGACAGTTGTTCCCGGATAAGTATAAGGATGTTCCTCAGTTCGTCTTAGGAAGGGCTGCAGAAAGGGGAACAAAGGTTCATCATGACTGCCAGTTTGCAGACGTTACAGGATTTGAGCCTGAAAGCCAGGAGGCAGTCAGTTATATTATGATACGTACTGGTGCCGGTTATTCTGCACTTGACAATGAATACACTGTATCAGATGAAGAGCACTTCGCTTCAAACATTGATTGTGTATGGGAGAAGGATGGCACTATAGCACTTGCCGACATCAAGACAACGTATAAGCCGGATATTGAATACCTCGAATGGCAGTTGTCAATATATGCGTACCTGTTCGAAAAGCAGAATCCTGAGCTGAAGGTTTCTAAACTGTACGGTGTATGGCTTTACAATGAAAAGTCAGAGCTTATTCCACTTGTCCGGAAATCTGACGTGGAGGTCAAAAGGCTGTTGCAGTGTGAGATTGAGGGAACACGTTACCTTGATACTGAAACTGCACTTGAACACAAGCAGGATGAAGTACAGCTATTGCCAAAGGACGTGATAAACAAATATCTTGAAGCTGTAGCGGAAGTTGAGAGAATACAGCCGTTCATTGACGGTTTCAAGGATTCGTTGAAACGCGCAATGGTTGAACACGATGTCAAGTCGTGGGACACAGGTGTATTGAAAGCTACCATAACACCTGCAGGAATCAAAAAATCTTTCGACACTAAGAGGTTTCAATCTGAGCATCCCGAGTTGTATAAACAGTACATCAAGGAGACTGAAACTGCTGCATCTATAAGAATCACATTAAGAAAGGAGGAAGAAAATGCTTAATAAGGTAATGCTGATAGGGCATCTTGGAAAGGACCCTGATGTAAGAACGCTTGATTCCGGAACAAAAGTCTGCCAGTTCACACTGGCAACGACGGAAAAGGGATACACGTTGCAGAATGGTACTCAGGTACCGGACAGGACAGAGTGGCACAACATTGTACTATGGAAGGGGCTTGCTGAGGTTGCAGGTAAATATCTACACAAGGGAGACAAGGTTTTTATCGAAGGTAAAATCAGATCCAGAAGTTATGAGGATAACAGTAAGGTGAAGAGATATATTACAGAGATATTCGCAGATAACATGGAGATTCTTTCAACATCTAAGAGTGGTTTACAGGATAGTAGTTCACGGAATAATTCTTCGAACGCTCCATTACCATCAGGGACTCCAAGTGATGATTTACCGTTCTGATTGTTATGGAGGCTACAATTATTAAGAAAGACGGGAAGGCCACCATGGACAAGGATTTCAACTTCATGCTAAGCCTTCTCCGTAATGGTGAATATACTCTTACCATCAAGAGAAAGACTAAGCCCAGGACGCTTGACCAGAACGCGCTCATGTGGATGTGGTTCAGATGCGTGGGTGGTGCCTTACGTGAGTTCACCGGTGAAGCGTACTGGAGTACAAAGGAAGGGGTGGAAACGATACATGACCTGTATTGTAAGAAATTCCTTACGAAGATGGTTATCACCCCGAAAGGTGAGAGGACGGAACTTGCAAGGGGCACAAAGGGACTTAGCACAATGGAGATGTCACATTTCCTGGATGCCGTCAAGACTGATATAATGACAGAATACGGAATACAGCTACCGTTACCTACAGACCAATATTATTCGGCATTTGCAGCCGAGTACGAAAACAAATATTAATATGGCAATAATTAAAGATTACGAACCTGAGGAACTGAAATTTGTTCTTCCGGAAGCAGTTCGGGAACAGTTTCCATTGGAACTGCATTTTGAGAAAGCTGAGAGTGAGAAAGACATCCTTAAGGCAGTGAATGAACACTTCAATGCTTTGTTCCCTGAGAACGAGATGGCGCTGCGTTACATGGATGATGTGGAGAAATCGGACCTTCGTGGGAAATACTGCAAGCTTGTAGAGCAGGAGCTTCCTGAAGCTGAGAATGCTTTGTTGAATGCTAAGGAGGAAGCCAAACGCATCAAGACGGATGCTGAGGAAAGGTTGAATTCATTGAGCAAGCAGATTAAGGATTACGCTGCAAAAGTACAGGAAGGAACGGAGGAAAAGAAACTTCCGGCTACAAAGACATTCCGTATCGCTTTGAATGGGTATTTCCTGTATTATTCCATTCTTAACGGTAAGGTCGTACTGGCCAAATCTGAAAAGATTCCATCCTACGATAAATCATCATTGTGGGCTCAGGAAGATAAGAACCGTGTAGCAATGATGGAGCTGTTCGGTCTTGACTTCCCTGCTCCTGAGAAACCTTCTGATGAAGAGTTTGACAAGGAACATGACATGCTTCCAGATAATGATGGTGAAGTTATGGGTGAAGAAGAATTCAATGACGCTGTAGGTGATGAGTAGATTGCAGCATAAGCGTGGCCGCAAGTCCAATTATGCACGTTCTCTTAACAATCCATATTGGGAAAAGGTTGCAAGGAATGTGAGGTTAAGGGATGGGCATAAGTGCAGGATTTGCGGAGCACGCTATCCTTTGGAAGTGCATCACAAGAGATATAAGGTAAATGGTGTTTCAATTGTTGGAAAGGAACTTGAGTACCTTGATTGCCTTGTCACTCTGTGTGCTTCCTGTCACGAAAAAGTTCATAAAGGAATATTAAGTATATGAAGTTTCAATTACGAGATTACCAGCAGAAAGCCAGTAACGCAGCAATATCGCACTACAAACTGAAAAACGGTAGAAATTATCTTATGGTATTGCCTACCGGTGCAGGGAAAAGCCTCATCATAGCTGACATAGCAGCAAGGCTGAATGAACCGTTGCTGGTGTTCCAGCCTAATAAGGAAATCCTGGAACAGAACTTCGCAAAGTTGCAGACATACGGAATCTTTGATGCCGGATGCTATTCTGCCTCTGTCAAGAGAAAGGATATAAACAGAATTACCTTCGCCACTATCGGTAGCGTATATAATCACATGGAAGATTTCAAGCATTTCAGGTATATTCTTATTGATGAATGCCATTTGGTTAACCCGACAGAAGGAATGTATGCTGATTTCTTCGCAGCTGCTGAGAGACGTATTATCGGACTTACTGCTACTCCTTATAGATTGTGCAGCACGATGAACGGTTCGATGCTAAAATTCCTTACGCGTACAAGACCGAGAGTTTTTTCGGACGTAATCTATTATTGTCAAGTGAGCGAACTGCTTGCAAGAGGATTCCTTACCAAACTGAAGTATTACGACTTGACAAAAATAGAACTTGTGAATGTCAGAAGGAATTCAACTGGTGCTGACTTCGATGAAGCGAGTCTTTCAAAGGAATTTGAACGTGTTGACCTGTATGGCTATCTGATTAGCATGGTAAGAAGGCTGCTGGCTCCTAAGAGTGGAATACCGAGACGTGGAATACTGGTGTTCACGAGGTTTGTAAAGGAGGCTGAAATGCTAACCCATGAGATTCCGGACAGTGCAGTGGTCAGTGGAACGACTCCTAAGAAAGAACGTGAACGGATCTTGTCAGACTTCAAGTCCGGAAAGATAAAGGTTGTTGCAAATTGCGGTGTACTCACTACAGGATTTGATTATCCTGAGCTGGATACAATCGTTCTTTGCCGGCCTACTATGTCACTTGCATTGTACTACCAGATGGTAGGTCGTGTTATCCGGCCATACCCAGGGAAGGAGGGTTGGGTGGTTGACCTGTGTGGAAACATTAAAACATTCGGTAGGGTAGAGGATTTGAGGATTGAGCAGCCGGAAAAAGGAAAGTGGATGATAAAGACTAACGGAAAACAATTAACCAATGTAATACTATAGCTTATGTATGTGATAAGAGGACAGATACCAAGTAAGAGTAACTGTTATAAGATAGTAAATGTCGGTGGTCATGCAAAGCTGGCCAAACAGAAGGTTCTTACTGAATATGAAAAGAATTTCTATATCCAGTGTCCGGAACGTGGTAGGATGGTAAAGGGATATTTCAAGCTGAAAGCAAAGATATATTATTCAAGTAACCGACCGGATCTGGACAATTCTCTTAAGATTCTTCTTGATTGCCTGCAGCAGACCAAGACGATTGATAATGACAGATATTGTGTTCAAATAGACATTCAGAAGTTCATCGACAAGAAGGAACCACGTATCGAATATGAGGTAACTCCGATTGAGTTCTGAAAGTAGGAGGTACTTATGGCCAGACCAAACAAGCAGGGATTTCCTGAATGGAATCCTACAAATAAGACATTATCAATGCTTTCTAATATTTCAGAAAAAGTTAGATATAAAGCATTGAGAAATTCTTCAAGTGCATTTATAAATAGAAAAGACGTTAGAGATGCTATTTTCTCAAGGGATAATAATAAATGCATTATCTGTGGATCAACCGATAATTTGCAAATAGACCATATACATTCTGTATATTCTGTTATTAAAGGACAGTATCCATTGGAAAGATTAAATTCAGAAGAAAATCTGAGAACGCTGTGTAATCATTGTAACGCATCAAAAATACCTTAAATATGGGAAGAAATAAGAAGATTGGTCTTGATTATTTCCCTTTTGATATTGATTTTTTTCAAGATTTGAGAATTAGAAAACTAATCAAATACCAGGGTGGTAAGGCTGTTACAGTATATGCTCTCCTGCTATGTAATATCTACAAACAAGGGTATTATATGAGGTGGGATGAAGAGTTGCCTTTCTTTGTATCGGAACAAACGGGCTTTGAAGAGGCGTATATACGTGAGGTCATTAAATGCTGCTTGGTAATCGGGTTATTTTCTAAGGAATTGTATGATTCTGAAAAAATTTTGACGTCAAAAGGAATACAAGAAAGGTACCAGAAGATATGCGATTTATGTAGAAGAAATAATGAAATTTACGAATATAACATCATTTCTTCTGAAGATATATCTTTTTCTTCTGAAGAAAAGCCTGTTTCTTCCGCAAAAAGTACACAAAGTAAAGTAAAGAAAAGTAGAGTAAAGAAAAGTAAAGAAAATGATAAAGAAATATCTCCAGAAGGAGATACAAAGAAAGACGAGCTTTCTTTGAATCCTCATCCGCAAATAGAGCATGTTGATTTTGTCAGATTGCAGGAATACTTCAATACTACTTTCAACGGTAAATTGTCAATGGTCGTGAACATGACCGAAGCAAGGCGCAAGGCTGTCAAGGCAAGAATAGCCCAGTACGACAAGGAAACTGTATTCACCGTATTGAAGAAGGTGGCTGCCAGTCCATTTCTTTTAGGGTGTAACGACAGAAACTGGAAGTGCGATTTTGACTGGATTTTCAAGGCTGGAAACTTCACTAAGATATTGGAGGGTAATTATGACGAAAAACGAAATAACAATACGGCAGGAGGCAGAAAGGAATCAGTTAGCCGTCTTAAAGGCCTCGCCGAAGCAATACTTACAGATTCTGAAACCTAAGAGTATCGATGATGTTTTTTCATCATCAGTGCCGGCACTTGTAAAAGTTGCCATGGAATTCGGAGAAAATCATGCACGTGCAATTGTTGTGATATTGCTGTCGGAGGTTGTGGATTTCTTCAATGCGTCAAATACAATGAATGATTCACAGGTAGCCATTACAACTGATTTAATTATCGAGGAATATCCGTATTTCAAGATTGATGATTTGAAGTTGGCTTTCCGAAATGCTATGAAGGGTAGATACGGAGAGATATATAATCGTCTGGATGGCTCTGTTATCATGGGATGGCTGAATCAATACAATCGTGAGAGATGCGCTAAGGCTGACGTAATATCGTACAATGAGCATAAGGTAAGAGTTCAGGAGGAATCTGGGTTGTATTATGATGATTACCGCAAACAATTGAAGGTTCTGGCATCACATGGAGACAAGAGTGCACAGGAAGCGCTCCGTAGATCTGATGATATACTTTCCTTCATGAAAGAGAAGAAACTTGAAAGACTGAAAAAACAGCTTGAAGAGTATGACTGCAAACATAAGGGTGTATGAAATAAAGTTCAACAAAAAAGGGCTTAGGAAAAAGGATGAGATATGTAGTCATTTTGAATGGTACAATGTTCATCTTACAGTTAACGGACATTGTATTGTACGTGTTAGCATGGATAAGATGAATGCGTTTGAAAAGACTGTTGAACGTGAATTTATTTCAGTGATTAAAAGGCTATAAAATGGCGAAGTTTCTGTTTGCAAAACTTGTCATTCTGAACTATCTTTACTGATGTAATAAACTAAAAGTCAAACCAATAAATATTAAAATTATGGCACAAATCGAAAAAATACCGGTGATGTACATACATACTTCACCGATGAATCCTCGTAAAACTTTTGATGAAGCGAAGATTGAGGAACTCGCTCAGAATATTGAAGAACAGGGCTTGTTACAGCCTATCACAGTCAGGAAAATCAGCGATGAAGAAACACATATTGATGAAGAAACCGGCGAGGTTGTATCTGTAGAACCGAGGTACGAGATTGTATGCGGTGAAAGACGTTCCCGAGCATGGAATATGCTGGCTAAAAAATCTGACAAGTACAATGAAATACCTTGCATAGTAAGGGAAATGACTGACGAACAGGCTTTCGACGCTATGATAACAGAGAATTTGCAGCGCCAGGATGTAGATCCTGTTGAGGAAGCGATAGCATTTTCCTTGCTTCTTGAAAACGGAAATGCGGTTGAGGACATTGCTGTCAGATTCGGTAAGTCAATCAGATTCATTCAGGACAGAGTTAAGCTGAAAGGGCTTATTCCTGAGCTTATAGATATGTTAAGACAGGAACTTATCCCAATATCAGGAGCAATGTTGCTGGCTAAACTCGATATAGATGCGCAGAAAGAATTCTATAATGAGAACGTGAATGGTGAGAGTGCTGCAAGCATATCTGATATAAAGGAATATATTGATGACTTGTTCTGTGTTATTGATAAGGCACAGTTCTTTTCTGAGGATAATTTCAGTGATGCGATTCCATCATGTTCTGGATGCATCAATAATACGGCAAATCATGGATGCCTTTTCTATGAAATGAAAGGAAAGGAACAGAAGTGCATTAATCGTGAATGTTTCGAGAAGAAGCAGCAGGAATATGTCAAATACCGTGTCATGAAGGAGGCTGACAATCTTGTTAAAAAGGGAGAGCCGCTGACATTCGGAAAATCAGTCATTCTAATTGAATCTCCAAAATCATGGGATAATGAAAATGATAAGAAGAGAAAGGAAGAGGCAGTTAGGATGTACAATGATATGGGCTTTGAGGTAGTGTATGATAACGTATTCGACCATCAATGCTGGTATAATGAGGGTGATGAAAGAATTGCAGAGAAGCTCGAAAATAATGAGTTGTATAGATGCATTGAGGTTCTTAATTATAGAAGGCCTGGATTCAAGGTCTCTTTTTATTATCTCAAGAAATCTTCATCTGTTAAAGGTGCTTGTACTGTATCAAAGCAGATTGAGGCAGAGAATATCAGACAGAAGATTAAGCGCAATAAGGAACTCATGGTTGAGAAGGCAACTGAGACATTGCGAAGTTGGGCTAATGAGATAACGGATTATTCAAGTAAACCAGATGATATTACTTTGAATGAGCAGATCATTTTTGATTCACTTGTTTTAAAGGAGTGTGGATATGTATATCTTGACTCTATTGGCGTAAGTACAGGAGAGAATGATTTGGTCAAGTATGTCACTGAACATCAGAATGACAGGAAGATATGGTACCGTGAATTTATCCGCAATAAATTGTCTGATAGTGCAGTTATGTATAACAGAAAATTACAGGAGTTGCAGAATTTGCTGTTTAAGGAACAATATCCTGAAAAATATGAGGAACTGTGTGATAAACTGGGTAAATCCTATGGGAAAAAGGAAGAAAAGCTGAATGAGAGACTTAAGGAACTTGAAAGTGAGCAGTAAATTAGAATACGGAGGAGTCATTTAGACTCCTCTTTTGTTTAACCTTAACAACCAATTATGGAGAAAATTCATTCGCCCTGAATAATTTGCTTAATTGATATATAGTCCGATAACAATAACTTAGATAATTATGATTACGTTAAACAGACTTGCAAAAAGATGTTTTGATATAGCGTTGAAGCGAAAAAAAATGACAGAAACCACTTCTCCTAAAGCCGTTGTGTTGGCCATATCGTCAGAATGGAGGGAACTTGCTGAAGCTGGTAAGGAGCGAAGCAATCATATACCATCATGGAGTGAACGTGAGGAAGAAGCCGCAGATGTCATAATAGCTACGCTTACCTATCTTGAGAAGATAGGATGCAATGACATCGAACAACTATTGAAGGATAAGGTTGAGTTTAATTCATACCGCGTTGACTAAGTGATGTTCCGGCTATTGTGTGATGTTGATTATTAGTGTTGTTGATTTAAATAGTTGGTATATGACAACAGAATTTGATTTCAAAACAATCCAGATCAGTTTGCTGGATTTCAACAAGGGCCAGCTTGATGGCCTTCCGAAAAATCCCCGGTTCTTCAGGGATTACCGTTATGATGCAATGAAGAAAAGCATAGAGGACAGTCCTGAGATGCTTAATCTTCGTGAACTAATTGTCTATCCTGTAGGAGAAAGATACATTGTAGTGTGCGGTAATTTAAGACTTAGGGCCTGCAAGGAACTTGGGTACAAGGAACTTCCTTGCAAGGTTCTAAATCCTGAGACTCCTGTAAAGAAGCTGCGTGAATATGCGACAAAGGATAACGTGTCATTCGGTGAGAATGATATGGACGTGATGATGAACGACTGGGATAAGTCTGAACTTCAGGACTGGGGTATTGAGTTTGCTCCGGAACCTGAAAAGGACGAATTCAAGGAGCGTTTCGAAGCCATAACGGATGAAACTGCTGTTTATCCACTTATACCCAAGTATGATGAAAAATATGAGCTATTCATCATTATGTCGGCTAGTGAAGTGGATAGCAACTGGTTACGTGAAGCACTTGACATGCAGCACATGCAGAGTTACAAGACCGGCAAAGTGAGCAAAAGCAATGTAGTTGATATTAAGGATGTACGCCATGCAATTGAGAATCGTAATACCAAGTCATAAGAGACACGACAGGGTGTTCGCAAAAAAGCTGGTGAACGACCCGATAATCTGCGTAGCTGAGAGCCAGGCGGACCTATACAGACAGTTCAATCCAGATTGTGAGATAGTCACTCATCCGGACGATGTTGTAGGACTCATCCCCAAACGTAACTGGATGGCCAAGCATTTCGGAAACCTGTTCATGCTTGACGATGATGTTCACTCATGCAAATCTATATGTGTAGAAAAAGGAGAACCGTCGAGGATTAAGGATAAGAACGAGATAACGCGTATAATATTCAATCTTGCCGAGATTGCTCAGATGCTGGATGTACATCTGTTCGGATTTACTGCACGAATATCTCCGGTCATGTACGATGAAACTGCATTTCTATCGTTGTCAAAGATGATAACCGGATGTTCTTATGGCGTGTTTTACAACAAGAACACATGGTGGAATGAAGAGCTCAGGCTTAAGGAGGATTTCTGGATTTCCTGTTACATGAAGTACAAGGAAAGAAGGATACTTACAGACCTTCGTTACAACTTCGAGCAGAAATCCACATTCGTCAACTCCGGAGGACTGGCAGCCTTCAGGAATCAGGCTGAGGAACAGAGGTCGATAATGCTTATAAAGAAACATTTCGGCGACAGCATCAATCTCAAAGGAACTACTAATAACGGTAAAGACAAGACCAAGCAGCTTGTTCAGTACAATATAACGTGTAAGTTCAAGTATTGATAAATGGCTATAAAATGGCGAAGTTTCTGTTTGCAAAACTTGTCATTCTGATTTAATTTTACTGATGTAATAAACTAAAAGTCAATGCTATATGCTTATAAGAACCGTTAGAGGATATGATTTTTTTGAGGTTTCTTCAGCCATGCAGAAGGCGATAAGGAGAGCTGATGCGGCGGTTGCCGGATATTTTGCTCTTGAGTTGTGGACCAGTGGATATAGGGACTATGTATGGAAGAGACTTTTTACCATAAGTGCTGAGGATTGTTACGGTGTGATAACGAAAGAGATTGAAGCCTTGTGGCAAGGTCATGAACTGGTTAACAAGGGAAGCAAGGAGCCAAAGGGTAGAATATTTGTCAGCAAGGCAGTAATACTTCTGTGCGAGTGTCGTAAATGTAGGGACGCGGATCACCTGCAGAACTTCATTTACGACAAACTTCTGATAGATGCTGATGAATGGTTGGAAGATGTAAGGCAAAATCCGATACCAATTCCTTCATATACATTCGATGTACATACCAGAAGAGGAAAGAAGATGGGACGGACAAAAGAGGAATTTTTCAGAGATGAATATGAATCTTTGAATCCCAGGGAAAAGGGACTGTTTGATGGGCTTTTAGAATGATTGATGAAAATATAGCAAAAAAGTTATGTTTTTATTTGGTTGTTTATAGCAAAAACGCTATTTTTGCATTGTCTTAATAAATAAAAACGGTCTTTTAAATTATGAAGTACAATCAGTTTTTTGCGGAATTGACCGCAGCGGGTTGTTACGTTCTCAGGCATGGGGCTAACCATGATATATGGTACAGTCCAAAGACGGGAAACAAGTTTGTTTTGTCAAGACATGGCAAACAAGAAGTACCTACAGGAATGGAACGTAAGGCAAGAAAGATTCTTTTGGGGGATTAATTCCCCCACCTTTCTTGATAATTTAATGACTTAATTTATTTATTGGATAATTGGGGGGCGGCATAATGCCGTACCCTTTTTACTAAAAAAGAGGAAATATGAAAGTTACGGCAATTATGGAAAAGGCTAAGGACGGGTATTATTCTTGCTATGTGGAGGAAGATTTGCCCGGTTTCGGATTATCCGGCTTTGGAGATACGGCAGAAGCTGCCAAAGAGGATATGATGAAAGCGTATCAGGAAATAAAAGAAATGCAGGAGGAAGAAGGCAAGGAAGTGCCGGAACTGGAGTTTACCTACAAATATGATATGCAGTCTTTCTTTGATTATTTCTCTTTCTTGAACGTAACGAAAGTGGCTGAACTGGCCGGTATCAATCCGTCTTTAATGCGTCAATACACATCAGGCGTAACCAATCCCGGACAAAAGCAGTACGACAAGATACGTGTAGCTGTGGAAAGAATCTCAAAGGAGCTTTCCACAGCCACTTTCTAAAGATAATGTACCGCCGTGAGGCGAGACCGTTTATTAAGACAAATGTGCCCCGAACCAACAATGGAACGGGGCTTTTTATTTCCTGTATTGGATGCATTGCGTATAAGTGTATCGATATAGTAAGTCAGTTTGCCAGTACTTTCTTGGCAGTACTCCAGTACTTTCTTGGCAGTACTCCGGTACTTTCGAGAAAGTACTCCAGTCCTCTCTTGGCAGTACTGCCTGATGAAAGAGCCGTGTATTTGCATTTTTAATTTTCTCTTTGATGTTAATAACTATAATTCGTAAATCCATAGTGCTATTCTACCTTGATATTGATACTCTTCCCGCAATGGGGGCTATGTATAATCCCATCTTTGGGCTTATCAAAGAGTTCCGGTATTTCAACACCTAAAGCATCAGCAATTTCTGCAAGTCTATCCATATTAAATTTATTACGAGAAACAGCTTGTGAAAATGAAACAGCCTGTATGCCTAATTTATCAGCAAGTTGTGCTTGAGTTATACCCCGTTCCTTACATAGTTCTTTAATTCTTAATTCTGTATTTGCCATAAGATTATATTTTAGGCATAAAAATATAGTTTATGCGCGAAAGGAAATTAGGAAAATTATTTATCAATCCTCTACTTTCTTTAATTCGAGTTTCGCTCCACAGTTAGGGCAAATTATAATATTGGTTGTTTCGTCTTGTAACAATTCAGATACAGAAATGCCAATAATAGAAGCTATTTCTTTTAGTTTATCTAAAGACGGATTACCATTTATTATTTGTGATAGAGATGATTGAGTTATGCCTTTCTCTCCTTTTTTATTAGTCATTAATGCGGCTACTTGACTAATGGTGAAACCTCTTCTTTGAATTTGCTCTTTAATATTCATAATGTATAAGTTTTAAATTACATCGCAAAGGTATCATTTAAATTATAAATGACCAAAAAATATTAGATATATCTACTTTATTATGTGCTTTTATTAGTTTAACTTTATAATTCTATTATGTTAATTATTAGTTAAACCTAATATATTGTATTGCTATATTAGCTTTATCTAATATATTTGCATCATCAAATAATAAGTGATAACAATTAAACATAAAGACTATGGCAACAACATTCAAAACTCAGTTAAGTTCAATCATGCGTATGGCATGGATGTTTGTAAAGAAGTACGGTTTCAGCATGGGAGAAGCATTAAAGCAAGCATGGCTCAATACAAAGCTGAAACAAGAGTTGAACAAACGTATAGTAAAGTTCTACTTTCAGAAGATAAACGGTGAAGTCCGTGAGGCGTGGGGAACACTTGCAAGCGACAAGATACCTGCTATCGCTGGAACAGACAACAGGAAGAAGAATGATAGCATACAGACCTATTATGATACTGCCAAAGAAGAATGGCTGTGCTTTAAAATCGCAAACCTAATAAGAATAGCTTAATATTAATAATGTAGGTAGGTGGTGCGAACACCTACCTACTGTAAACCAATCATATAAATATGAATAATCCAGTAGTTTACGACTACAAAGGTAGTCAAATTTCATTCATCAGTGGTGAAAATGTGATGGTAAATGCCACACAGATGGCAAAGTTTTTTGGAAAATCCCCTAAAGACTTTCTAAAGACAGAACAAACCAAACGGTTTATTGTTGCTTTAAGCGAGGTGAAGAAAATCCTCTCGACTGATTTAGTGAGAGTTGTATATGGTGATAATGGTGGTACATGGATGCACGAAGATGTTGCTTTAGAATTCGCCCGTTGGTTAAACCCAGCCTTTGCGATATGGTGCAATGACCGTATCAAAGAGCTATTAAAAACTGGCGTAACCACCGTAAGCAATGATGATGAAGCGATAGCTTATGCTATGCAAGTCTTAAACAAGCGTCTTGAACAGGCAAGGCAAGAAAAAGCCATGCTTGAACAGCAGAACAACTATTTGACAACTGAAATAAAGCAGTCAGCTCCTAAAGTAAAGTATTATGAGGATTGTCTGCAGTCTGTGAATACATTGACTACTACGCAGGTCGCAAAGCAGATAGGTATGGATGCGGAGAAATTGCATAAAAAACTCAAAGAGATAGGGGTAATATACCGCCAGTCAGGTCAGTGGATTTTGCGTTCTCCGTATTCTACATGGGGACTACATGCAACACGTACACAGACTTATACACGTTCTGACGGTTGTACAGGTACAAGTATATATACGGTTTGGACTGAAAAAGGAAGACGGTTTATCATTGCATTGTATCAGGAAGGATTTGATTTGAAGAAGGCAGTCAAACTGTTATAAGAATAAAGCCAATAAACATTTGTGTAGAATATTATATACGTTTTTAGAATTAAAAATTATGGGTAGAAACATTGCTAAAGCTCAATCATTTGAAGTATTAAATCAACGTATAAATGAACTTGAAATAATGTGCTCTCAACTAAGTATGATGATGAGAAAGATAGAAATGAATTTTGAAATCGATACAAAAATCCAGAAACTTTTGGATAGTGCAAAGGAGCAATGCGAAGTATCCGGAAGAACTGTTACAAATAATATCCATTTACATGTGATAAGAGGAGGTAAATATGAAGAAGTCTGAATACTATTCTAAAATAGCATCATTATATCCATTATTATTGTGGTTCTCTTATCGTTATTGTAGAATAGAAGATGACAGAAAGGATCTTGTCATGGATACAATCTGCAAAATGCTTGAGAGCTATGATAAATATAATCCTGAATATGATATAAACTTGTGGGGGTATGTGATAATGAAAAATCTGTATTGTACGAGATATAAAAGGTCTAAAATTATAGGTTTTATTGATGTTGAAATGATTGATGAACCTGCTGTTATAGATGTTGATGTAAGTATTACAATTATGCTTGAAGAAGTAAGTAAGATTCTATTAGATAGAAGAGTAAAACGTGATGAAGTCATTCTTTTTTCAGAGGGATATTCATATGATGAGATTGGCATTATAAAAAAGATTCCATTAGGAACTGTGAAAAGTAGAATTTCGGATAGCCGTAAACTTCTTAGAAGGTTTTATTTAAGAAGGGTTTAGTTATAAAATAAAGAAAGCAGGTCTGATAATCAGCCTGCTTTTACATGGCATTGTCCATTTTCTTCTCGATCTCCATAGGTGAAAGAGACACTATAAACATGAAAATCCGGCAACCCTTTTATGGCTACTTAGTAATGTAATCAAATGCTAAATCAATGCAAGATTCGATTTGGGTGTCATTTAAAAAGGAATAAGTACGTCCTTCATATGCATATCTGACTTCGATTTTGTTGATAATTTTATTATGTAATGCTTGACTTGTGTCTAAATAGTATATTTTACTTTTGAAGCCGAAATTTCCTACTACAATAGTGCATAAAAAAACATTAATACAGTTTAGTAGATCAAGTGTTTGTAAATGTAAAATACATTCTTTGATTTTATCTGTTTGAATTATTCCTAATAGTTTTAATATTGAAATCGTATAGGTTAATGGAGATTTTGTATTAAATTCACAAAGGGCTATGCCGTATGTGTCTTCTTGAATATATAAATCAATTCCATTTAAAATTGTGTGTACATCTCTTACTGATAATGAATCCAATTTTTTATTTATTTGTTCTGAAATACTTCTGAAAGAATCCTTTTTTAAGCAGCATTTTTCGGATATGACATTATATAGATATTCTCGTGCTACTTCATCTATAGAATAATAAAAAGGTTGATGACTAGTGAATTTATTGATGTAGCCACTATAATTTGCATCTTTACCGTAGAAGTGGTGAAAAATATTTTCAGTAGTATTGTAGTCAAAAACTGTAATAATATTGTCGAATCCAAATTTATTACTATTGCCTGATTCTTTATATAAATGTTCATCTATATGTGCCCCAAGTACATTTAAAATACGGAATAAATGCGCAGGGTCAATACGGTCAAGGTCTTCTATTATAAGGGCTGTTTTATAACCAGATGATTTGATGTATTTTAATGTTTCTATAATAAGTTCTGTGTAGCCATCATGTTCGTATAATCCTCCTTTTTGTGACGTAAACCATGATTCGTATTTTTGGAATGTTGTTTGTTCTTCTTTGTATTTCTTGGCGAATTTCTCTCCTTTTTCAAGGATTTTGTTTAGAATTTCTCCTTTTGGCATACAAGAAATTAAAAATCCTATTACCTCTTTGAGGTTTTCCCATGTAAATATTGATTTTGCTATAGCCTCAAAATCAATCGGATTTAGTTTCCCATCCTTGGCCAATTGAAAAAGTATATCTCGCTTTATGTATTCGAATATATCTTGATTTTCAGCTACAGAATAATTAACTGGATATAAAGTTATAAAATAATATTTTTCTTCTTCATCAGCATCTTCCTTGTTCTCATCGCTATATTTCTTTTTGAATTCATTTAAAAAAAATGTTTTTCCATCTCCAAATCTGGCAGAGAAGATTGTACGTTCATTAATATTTAGATGCTCTTTGAATGCAACTAATTCTTTATCTATTGGTATCAATTCCATGATTTTGCATTTTTAATTTTGTGAATAAAGAATGAGGGGTAAAAAGTATTTTTACTTTATCTATAAACCTTACTGGTACTATCCTATTAGTGCTGCTTTGATATACTCGGTAATTGCTTCGTGGCAGTTATCAGGTTTCTATTTTAATAGAGAAACTAATAATGCAGCTATTGCAATAATGGTATTAAAAATAAGGAGCCATTTTTGTTGAATAAAGTTGGTTCTGCTCCTTGGGGCAGGTTGTTCTATGATTTGGGTATTTTCATTTAACTTTTGATATGCTTTTTCTTCATATAAATCTTTATGTTCTTGTTTAGCTAATAATTCTACTCTTATATTGTTAAAAATAGCATAAGTTTCGATGAGTGGTTTAAATTTTTCATTTCCATTACTTGATAGGCAATTATAAAACAGCATTATAAGTTCATATTGAGAAAGGTTTGCCCTTACCATGCATGAATATTTATACTTATTGTTATCATCTATTATATCAGAATCATCAATATATTTAAAGATTCTATATAAATGACGAAAATAATGATCAAGACACCCTAGTTCTTTCAAGTCAGTATATCGGTTGACATCTTGAAATTTCATTAATGTCTTGACACCTACAATTATAGGAGTTTCATCTCCATATTTACTATCTAAACCGAAATTATAGTCCTCATATACATATTGAAAGACATCCCTTCCTTGTGCTTGTACTATATTTTCGTTATCTTTTTTTTCTACGAATATTAGGTTATTAGTTATATCATGCTGGATATGTATTAGCTCAAACAGATTACTTTCAAATCGTTCCAATGCAATATCATTCCTTTGTTGTTCATTGGCTTTATATTGCACCCAGAAAGCAAGGAAAGTAAGTAATGCCGCAGCGATAGCAACGAATGGTCCCATTATGCCTCCTATGGTATCACCGATCTGTCCGGTATTTCTAAAATCTAAACATCCATTTTTAGTGAATAAAAATGGAAACAAACATATTATAGCAATGGTTATCAAAAAAGATGTCAGATATTTCCAAAAATCTTTTGTAAAGGTATTATTTCCCATGCTTAGCATTTTATTTGTTTAATAATGGCAAAGATATTATAAATGTATGTATGTGTGATTATTTGGGTCATTTTTTCGTTTCTGCTTATTTCAAGATTTTGTCATTTTGTGAAACGTGCTTATATTCTTCGTAAATTAGTACGAGCATAGGGCTACATAAGTAACCCTATACTTGAGATTAAAAGAGTATTTCAGATATTATATCACAAAGTATTTGGATTCTTTGATACTTATTTTCCTGTTCAACGTAAAGTTCATAAATAATACGGAGCAGAAGTCTGTATAATAATGATTTCATAATAAACCTTGCTCTCGGTAATATCAGTGGACCAACTTGGCACACTTCACCCGAAAAGCGAGATTTGCTTCTGCTTCTGCGAATGTACTGATTCGTTTTTTTATGGTAGTGACGAAATTGGGTAAATGTGTAATGGATTGGAAATTAATGGCGTGTGAATTTTGTAAACTGATTAAATAAAAAAAATGATTCATGAAAGCAAAGAAAAAACAAGTTGTTGGCCTGCTCATCAATCTGTTAGAGTGGGCAATTGTATCAATGGTATTATCATCATTGATAATCTTAGGAGATTTTGATGTACCGTCCAGTTGGGTTTATCTGTCCTCTGTGGTAGTTTCATTTCTCATCCTATATGTGTTCTACTGGGAGCGTGGAACATATTATTTTGTCTCATTCGTCGCTGGCGGAGTTCCAGGAAGGGTGTTCCTGAAGTTTGACGAGCGTGTATCTCTTGATGTGATTGAGAATACCATATCCGGCCTGTATTCCGGTGAACGGGTACTTGTTACCGGATACAAGACAGTAAGCAGATATGAGTATGAACTTAATATCAAGTCCTGATGGAACATTATCAGGCCAAAGGAGTAATGTTTATGATTGTGGTTGTCCTGTTCTACTATTCCATCGGAATGGTTGAGCAGGATACCGCACTTCTGATAATAATAGTGATGTTACTGGGTAACATACTGAATGTTTTATGTAAAATTTTAAACAAGCTGTGATGATGAAAATTGTCGTAACCGGCAGTGAAGGCTTTATAGGTAAAGCCCTCTGCAAGAATCTGAGAAGTCGTGGTGTTGAAGTGGTCGGTATCGACCGTGTGTGTGGAACTGAAGCTGCCGGCGTTCCGTGCCTTCTGGCCGGGGGTGGAATCGATGCTGTTATACATCTTGCCGCACAGACCAGCGTTTTCAATTCGGATCATGAAAAAATACTTCGTGACAACATTGATTCATTCGTTGCGATAGCTGACGGATGTACGCGCTTCGGTGTGAAACTGGTGTATGCAAGTTCTTCCACCGCAAATCCATGCAACACGACAAGTATGTACGGTGTAAGCAAACATTTTGATGAAGTCTATGCTTCAATTTATTGTAGGAATGCGACTGGTGTACGCCTTCATAACGTGTACGGACCTGACCAGCGGAAAGGGACTCTTCTCTATGCTCTCATGAATTCGGAAAAGGTCAGTCTGTATAATGGGGGAATGAACACCAGGTGCTTCACCTACATAGATGATGTTGTGGACGGGTTGATATATGCGATAGGTTCTGACAAGAAGCTGGTAAACATTGTCAATCCTGAATCTTGTACAATATTTCAATTTGCGGAAGAAGTAAAGAAATACAATGGCGTTGATATTCAGTGTGTTTCCGAAAAGAGAGAATTCGACAATCCTGTACAATCTGTCGATGAAGGTATTTTTTCAGTACCTTTGAATTACACCTCAGTCAGTAAAGGGATAGCAAAGGTTTTTGGCTGTGAGGAAAGGTAGAAAGATAAGGATTGATGACTGGGACAAACCCGCCCGCGGCTGGAGGAAATACGAAAGGTTATGCAACATGCAGCCTAAAGTAAGAATCCACCGTAAGGGCGGGTTTTATTACATATCCCTGTTTGCAAAAACAAAGGATGGAATTCCATTTGAGGAAATCAAGAGTTCGGGTGAGTGTGCAGAAGTCATTTCGGAAGCCGCTACGGAACTGATATTTTCATTGATACGGCCGGACGATGAATGGTGCATAATTACCACACCGAAGCGCAGGCACATCACAGAGTACCATTTCGCCACTGACATTTGCCAAAAAATTGCCCAGGGGGTGAAAATAAAATTCTATGAATCTGCAATGCAGTGCCTCAACAGGACACGTATCAATCCTGAGTTTTATCTTCTCCGGCCAATTAAGGAACAGAGAGTAATACTCTTTGATGACATCTGCACGACAGGAAGTACATTAACAGCAGCCTACGATTTGCTGAAAGACCGGAAACAGGTAATCTGCATCGTCGGCATTAATAACCATTAGCCTATGAACAACAGGAAATTGACCGAAAAACAGGAAAAGTTCTGCAATTATTACCTTGACTGTGACGGTAATGCAAGTGAAGCATACAGGATGGCCTATGACGCATCAAAGATGCAGCCTGAGACGATATGGAGCAATGCAAGCCGGATGCTGGCAAGTAACAAGGTTGCAGCAAGGATAGACGAATTAAAGGCCCAACGTGCAGAAGCATCGAAAATTAGCCGTGATAAGGTGGAAAAGGTTCTCATGGATATTGTCATGATGGACCCGAACGATTTGTATCTTGTAGATCCTGTAACAGGAAAGATAAAACTTAAATCCCCAAGCCAGATGCCGAAGCGTGTGAGAAATGCCATGAAGAAGATAAGCAATGACAAGGGTAAGGTAAGCTATGAGTTCAATGGTAAGGTGGAAGCGGCGAAGCTTCTGGCCAGCATGAATGGGTGGAATGCTCCTCAACAGATAGCATTTACTGGTAAAGATGGCGAAAAAACGAACGAAATACGCATAGGTTTTGATGATGAAACTGAATAAAATCTAAAGAATAGGATAATTATGTGAGAAAAATATCGGGGGTTATACAAGAAATAATACGAAGAATCTCAAGAATAGAACAAAAGTAGCTGGCTATGATAGTAAATCACAAGAAACTCAATCCGAATGCATTCTATCTGCTGAAATATCTAAATGATGCTACAATACGCTTTATTATCTTATATGGCGGTTCATCATCTGGTAAGTCTTTCAGTGTAGCACAGGCTGTGCTTATACAGACATTGCAGGACGGTGAGAATACACTTGTGATGAGAAAGGTTGGTGCATCAATCAGCAAGACAATTTATGAGGACTATAAGGTAGCTGTATCACTGCTTGGTATATCACAATATTTCAAGTTCATACAAAATTCAATAAAATGCACATTCAATGGTGCGAAGATAGATTTCTCAGGTTTGGATGACCCCGAAAAGATAAAGGGTATCAGTAACTACAAGAGGGTACAGCTTGAGGAGTTGTCAGAATTTGAATTTGCCGATTTGAAACAGATCCGTAAACGTCTGCGTGGTAAGAAAGGGCAGCAGATTATTGCAGACTTCAACCCAATATCAGAGACAAACTGGATAAAGAAGGACTGGCTTGACAACGAGAAACTGCATGATGTTCCTATGGTTGTAGAAATTGGCGGCCGGATAATACCTGCAGAGCTGACAAAGGTGAAGTCTTTAAAGATGAACGAGGGACGCTCAATAGTGAATCCTAAAACTAAGGAAATAGAGGAATATCCGCCTAATATGGTAGTTATTCAGTCAACGTACCTTAACAACTTTTGGGTTGTTGGTTCGCCTGATGGAACGTATGGTTATTATGATGAACAATGTGTGATGGACTTCGAGCATGACCGGATTCATGACCCGGACTACTACAACGTGTATGCGTTGGGAGAGTGGGGTGTAATTAAGACCGGAAACGAGTTCCTCGGTTCGTTTAATGTAGGAAAGAACAGCGGGGAATACAGTTACATACCTGGATTGCCGATTCATCTTTCTGTCGATAGTAACGTATTACCGTACATATCTGTCGGCTACTGGCAGGCAGACTTGAGCAAAGGTAAGGATATGTACCAGATTGCCGAGACCACGGCTGAAAGCCCGAACAACAGCGCAAGAAGAGCCGCGAAACTGGTATCCAAGCGACTGCAGGAGTTAGGATATGACGGTAAAATCTACCTTCATGGTGATGCATCAGCCAAATCCGCCAACACTATCGACGATGAGAAGCGTTCATTCATGGACCTGTTTATTGACACGTTGAAGAAAGACAACTGGATTGTTGAGGATAAGGTGGGTAACAGGAACCCGTCCGTATCCATGACCGGTGAGTTTGTCAATGCTGTTTTTGAGAAATCATTGCCCGGCCTCAGCATAAGCATAGACGATAGTTGCAGGGTATCAATCGAGGACTACCAGAGCGTACAGAAGGATGCTAATGGTGCAATCCTCAAGACAAAGATAAAGGACAGCGTAACGAAACAATCCTATGAGGAACACGGGCACCTTACCGATACTTTGAGATATGTTGTACATGACATCATGTACGAGGAGTATTCCCAGTTCTCGAGCCGTCGTAAACGCAACATGTATTCTGACAGAAGCGTGTTCGGATTCTTCAATCCTTCAGTCGAGTATCAGTATTCACAGAAGATAGTGTACATCATGCCGAATGTTGGAGGAAAGTTCTATATGTGTCAGGTTGCAAGGTGTGGAGAAAAATGGCATGTTCTTGACCTCGTAATGCGTGAAACTGTATCACTCGAAGAGATGAAGTCTGTTATATGTTCACATGATGCAGGAACGTATATCGTGGAATCGTCACCTGCATATTACCAAATGGCAAGGGAACTGAGAAATACGCTTCCGGAAGTAAGGATTAAGAAGGAATATCAGGATATGGATAAGAGAATAGCTGCTACATCCGATTTCATTAAGTCATACTTCCTGCTTTCTGAGACCGGTATGGAAAATGATGAGTATATGGCATTCATAACTGAAGTTCTTGACTACAATGATGAAAATATAAGTGGAGCCAGTGCCCTGTTAAGTGGTATTGCATATACTATCATAAAATTAGGGTAAGCTTGGTTCTATTAGCAATATGTTGATACATAGTATTTTATTTGCATTTTCCATGTTTGGGTAAATTGCAAGATTTTTGCAAAATCAACATCGTATATACCCATAATTTATCTTTGTCATATAAGGATAAACTATGGGATATACAATTTTAAAACAGGATACTATTCCGGCATGTGCTGGGCTGAAAATGGCCAGTGAACCACAGACTGTATCAACACCAAAGGAGGGTGTAAAAGATAGTGGTTATATTGACCGTTGTGATGTGCATGAGTTATTCGTATCCCCACTGGTTTGCGGTCATAATTACATGGAACTGTTCCGTTCTGTTCCTGAGGTATTCTTTCCGATTGATTACATTGCTTCACGTATATCAGGTTCCGGATTCCAATTGAAGAAGGTAAAGGACGACAGCGTGGTCTGGGAGAACAAGAGAATGAACCAGATTCTCACAAAGCCAAATTGTCTTATGTCTTGGAACGAGATTATATATTCACACTTCGTATATAAGCTGTGCACTGGCAATGCTTTCTTTCGTGCTGCTATGGGAGAAACATTCAAGGACCAGCCAAAGTGGAAATGGTGTGATAACTTTTGGGAACTTCCTGCTGATTTTGTTAATGTAGAGCCTAACAGAAGTGTCAATAGTCCAATCTTTGGAATAGCATCTGAAGATGATATTATCCGTTGTTACCGTCTGAATTACGGATATGTGAGTACGATGGAAATCCCTTCATATCAGATATGGCATGACCGTGACGGCTCACCTGAATATATGTCAATAAACGGGTTCCTGAAATCAAAGAGCAGGTTGGCCGCTCATCTGAAACCTATATCCAACCTTATTGCTGTATATGAAGCGAGAAACGTGATTTACGTAAAACGTGGTGGTTTGGGGTTCCTGGTATCCAATAAGAAGGATGAAGCTGGTACTGCAGCAATGACAGAAGATGAAAAGAAGGAAATACTTGACAGTCATTTTGGAAAATTTGGGCTGGACCAACGTAGACTTCCTTATGGTTTAAGTGATGTTCCTCTGTCGTTCGTTAGGACAAATCTTACTATCAGTGAGTTGCAGCCATTTGAGGAAACCTTGACTGATGCTATACAGATAGCCGGAGCATACGGTATCCCTTCAGTGCTTGTACCGCGTAAGGACCAGGCAACATTCAGCAATCAGGCAACAGCGGAAAAGGCTGTATATACATCTACCATCATACCGATGGCCAAGAAATTCTGCAAGCAACTAACTGCATTTCTTGGACTTGAAGAAGGTGGCTATTACTTGGATTGTGATTTTTCTGATGTGGATTGTCTGCAGCAGGGATTGAAGGAAGCTGAGGAAGTCAAGACAATGGTTAATACTAGATGTAAGGAGCAGTTCCTTAGCGGCCTCATCAGTATAAATGACTGGAGGGCACAAATAAAGGAAAGCAGATTCGAAGAACCTCTTTTTGACAAGACTTTGTTCGAGATGTCAGACGAGGAGAGAGAGATAGTAAAACAAGTAATAAGTCTTAACACAAAAAGTGAAGTTGAAAATGGAAGAGAAAACCAAAAGCCTACAGTACAAAACGAAGGCAAATGATGTGGATGAGAAGGGTATCGTAACGGTAGCTGTGAACGGTATCGGTGTGAAAGACTCACAGAACGACGTTTCCATGCCTGGCTCTTTCAACAAGACGTTGAAGGAGAATATAGGTAGAATGAGATGGTTCCTTAATCACCGTACAGACCAGTTGCTTGGCGTTCCATTGAGCGGAGAAGAAAAAGAAGGAAACCTAATCATGGTTGGCCAGCTTAATCTTGAGAAGCAGATTGGACGTGATACATTGGCTGATTACAAGCTGTATGCTGAGAATGGAAGAACACTTGAACACTCTATCGGTGTGAAAGCAATCAAGCGTGATGAGACAGATCCGTGCAAGGTGCTTGAATGGAAGATGTTCGAGTATTCGACTCTGACAAGCTGGGGAAGCAACCCTCAGACATTCCTTGTAAATCTCAAGTCAGGTACGCAGGAACAGGTTAAGGAGGCAGTTGAGTTCATCAGGAAAGCGTTCAGAAATACTGATTATTCGGAAGAACGATTAAAACAATATGATATGGAACTGAATCTTCTCCTTAAAGCAATTAATGGAGGTAACGTGGTTACTTGCCCGCATTGCGGACACCAGTTTGATTACGATGAACAACATGAGCATACATTTACTCAGCAGGTGCTTGACAATGCTGCCATGTATTCGAGCTGGCTTACTGACCGTATCGTAAGTCAGGAGATAGACAAACTGGAACCGGAAGTACGTGCAGAAGTTATTGCACTTATTGATTCCGTAAAGTCGGAAGGACTGGAGTTGACTGAGAAATCTGTACAGAACTTCATGGCATACGTCCGTTGTCCGGCATGTTATGGAAGAGTATATAGAAGTAACGCCTTGTTGCAGGATAATAGAACTAACATCTTCTCCGGAAAGTCTGAGCCGTCCAATGACACTCAGGATAAAACTGACGGTAAGCAAGAAGATGATAATGTTGAGAAAAAAGCCGCTGATAGCACTTCTTTCTTTGGTAAACTGAATGAGGTATTTAGTAATAATTATTAAAATTTTGATTGAAAATGAAGAAATTTACAGTTGCGGATTTTGGTCTTAAGACTGACGGCCTGCCTCAGGATCAGGCTACATTTATGAATAACATCGCAAATATGATGTGTAATGTCATTAACAAGGCGATGGAAGGTGTTATTTCTCCTGATGATATGGAAAGCAGATTGAAGTCTCTCAACGAAAAGTTTAACGGATATGACGATGAGAAGTTCAAGCAGCTTGCCAAGGATAACGAGGAACTCATTAAAACGGTTAAAGGTCTTGGTGAGACTATCGAGAAGCTGAAATCTAAAGGTATCGGAATGGAAGTCATCAACAAGTTTGATGAGAAGTTGAACGAAATGCTTGATTCAGAGAAATTCAAGGAGTTCGCTTCTGGAAACTGCCGTAAGTCAGGTGTGTTCGAAGGTTTCTGCTTGAAGGATATTGTTTCCATGACTGATAACTATAGCGGTGACCATCTGATTACTCAACAGCAGAACAGGGTTGTATCACAGGTATCTAACAAACGTATTCATATGCGTGATGTATTGAATACATTGGATGGCGATCCTAAATACCCTAACCTTGCATTTACTCAGGTATATGAATTCGACCGTAATGCGCGTTATGTAACAGAAAACGGAAGATTGCCTGAATCAAGTTTTAAGGCAAAGGAGGTACAGACTGGTACAAAACGTCTTGGAACTCACCTGAATATTTCCAAGAGAATGCTTAAGAGCCGTGTATTTATCCGTTCATTTATCTTGAAGATGTTGCCTGAAGCTGTATATCAGGCTGAAGATTGGAATATTCTGTTCGGTGACGGTAATGGAGAAAATCTCCTTGGTATTGCCAACCACAAAGGCGTTTATCCTGTTGAAACTATCATCTCTGAAGATTATGTTAGTGGTTCTGCTGGCTCTGTCAAATCAGTTTCAGGTTATAACTCTAATAAGGACACAGTCGTAGAGTTTACAAACCCTCAAGACCAGATTCTTGATGGTATGACTATCACATTTACTGGTGCTACCGGACTTACTGCTCTCAACAGCGCTAACCAGCTCGTGAAAATTAACGACCGCCAGATTTTGTTGAAAGGTGTTGCTTATACAGAGGAAACCTCAACATCATCAATGACCTTCAAGGTAAGCCATGGCGCATTTAAGTCAGTTGAGGAACCTAACTCTCTTGATGTCGTCAAAACTGGTTTTGCTGTGATGACATACGCACAGTACACACCGAATGCTATTGCGTTGAATCCTATCACTGTTAATGCTATGGAAAGTGAAAAGGATACAACCGGACGTAATCTTGGTATTATCCAGATGATAGGCGGTGTTAAATATATTGCAGGACGTCCTATTATTGAAACAAACAACATTCTTCCTGGTAAGTATCTGATTGGTGACTTTAATATAGCTGCAAATCTCGTGGATTACACCTTATTGACTCTTGAATGGGCTGAAGATGTAGAAAGCAAGTTGAAGAATGAGATTGTCCTTATTGCTCAGGAAGAAGTTATCTTCCCTGTATATATGCCATGGGCATTCGCTTATGGTGACTTGGCAGCCTTGAAAGAAGCAATCACTAAATCTTAATGCTTATGTATTTGCTTAATGGAGAAAAGAAAGCTCTTGAATCTGTCATAAAAGAACAGCGTATCCGTATTGGCCGTGGGTTGATTTCTATCACCCCGGTCTCGGAAGCTGGACTTGTGTCTGAGGAAGATGTCGAAAAGGCATTAGAGAGCAAACAGAAGGTTATAGATGAGCTTTCTGTTGAGAATGAGAGTCAAAAGAAAGAAATTGATGAACTGAAAGCCAAACTGGCAGAACTTGATTCACATGTGGATGATGCTAAGGATGTTCAAGAAGACAATAAAAATGTTGAGCAGACCGATACAAAGGAGGTTTCTGCCGAGGATGATAAGGCAGCCGTTGTTCAGGACGAGAAAAAAGTTTCTGCTTCGAAATCGAAGAAATAAGGAATTGCCATGTTGATTGATGTGTCATATTTTGTAGCAGGCCCACGTCATATTCTAAATGCCTCAACGTCAAAGACTGCTGGCGCCGATTCTTTGGTAGTAACCGCCCATATCGAAGAATATATTAAGAAGTTGCAGCCTGTTTTTCTTGAATCCATGCTCGGTGAGAAGGAAGCAGGTTATGCAATGGATTACCTTGATATGTCTGATGATGAAAGAAACGAAGATACTGAGCCGTCTAAGTATGAAATCGTATGCAACAAACTGAAAGAGCCTTTTGCTGATTACGTGCTGTTCCACATACTTCGTGATTCTTCATCGGAGGCTACAATAACCGGGAATGTCAGGCTGAAGTGTGCCAATGAGTACATTTCACCTGTCAATGCCCAGGTTATTGCATGGAATAGGATGGTTTACGCCAATGTGAAGTTCATCCAGTGGGCGCGTGATGGTAATTGTCCGATTGACCTTGTCACACAGACTAACATGTTGATTAAGATTAACCAGTTCAATCTATGAAAGGTATCGTTGAGATTATTGGAGATGTAGTAAAGGAAATGAGTGGGAACCTTACAATCGTAATGCCTGCTGACATCGAGAATGATAGGTTCGAGGAAGTTAAGAATCCTGAACTGAACTACATATTTGGTTCGGCCCAGTATGTAAAGGATAAACTTGATGAATACAGCAAAGTGCCTTCAACATCAGAACGTAAGTTCCCTCTTGTCGTACTGTTCTGTCCTGTTACAGAGAAGAGAGACAGTCTGGACTATTATTCAAAGGTTTCACTGAATATCCTTATAGCGTGTTCATCAACGAAGAGCTGGAGCAATGAACGGCGTCTGTATGCTTCATTCATCAACATTCTTCGACCAATTTATGAAAGGCTGATTGAGGTAGTTAGAAATGATGAAAGGTTTGATATATACTATGACAGCATCGTTCCGCATGAATATTCTGAGAACTACTCGTATGGCAGATACGGAGCCTATACGGAATCCGGAGAGGAAGTGAGCGAGCCTATTGATGCCATAAATATACGCTCGATGGAATTAATAGTTAAAAATCAAAGTTGTAGGTAATGAGAAATACAAGAGTGTGCGAAAGCGCAGAAATGAATACCGGTGGTTCGGCCTGCAAGGTTGACTGGGGTAAGGTAAAGGGAGCAATACTTGTAGAGCATGGAGTAAAACTACCGGCAAATATTACTGCCGATGAGTTGGAAAAAATGTGTCATGCTGACAGACCAGGCAGAATTTATCCTATTCATACATTCGTTGAATATGCGAAGAATGGTGGTGAAGCTCAGGTTAGTGCTGTGGGATACGGGGCAAACCAGTACAATGGCCTCAACGCTCAGACAGATACTTTCACACTTCCTCGTTTTGATGAAATTCTGAATGCTGAGCTGTTGCGTTGTGCTAACAAGGAATGGGATGTGTACTTCTGGGATTCAAACAGAATGCTTATCGGTTACAATGATGGAACTGATATTCTTGCCGGAATTCCGATGTCAACAGTATATCCAGGTGCCACACCGTTCAGCACAAGCAGTGCGAAGTCAAGTATGACGGTAAATTTCTGCCACATGGATGCAGAAGACAGCCAGTTGAACTTTGACTACTTAAAGTTGGATTTCAATCCTGCGAATGTGATTAAGGGACTGACTGAGGTCATGTTAGTTGAAAACGAAAACAACAAATTCAAGATTATTGAATGTGTAGGTGGATATGACAGAACTGCTGAATTTGCAACAGAATTGTCCTCAGGTGCATCCGAGGTATTTGATGGGGTTACATCAGCTTCGTATGAGGACGGTTATCTCACAATTACTCCTGGTGAAGGTGAGATTTCAGTTAAATCACCTTCTGTTCTGTACGAGAAAGATGTCAAATGGGTTGAATTTGTAAAAGTAGTTAAAGCAAAAGCATGATTGTAGATGGAGTCAATTTTGTGGAAAAGCAGGTCAAGATGATGTCGAAAAAGAAATTCATTGATACCCACATGACCTGTATCTGGCAGAAAGTTTCTGAGGAGAATCGAAAAAAGAAACTTTCTGACGTGTATGAACGAATTACTGGTAAGTCTGTAAAGGATGCTGACGGTGAGTCTGCTGATAAGTGATGGTTTTGGTTGATTAAGCCGGGCGGAAGTCCGGCTTTAATTTTAATTGTATGGCTGATTTCGAGAAATTGGAGAATGTGATAAACAGAATTGCATCAGGATTTGAAAAGTCATGTATGGATTGCCTTCAGGAAAACAATATAGAAGTTGCAGACCTTGTAAGGGAACAGCTATATTCAGGTCTTGACGGTAATACAGACAGTCTTAGACCAGGATATTCAGAAGATCCATATTTTAGAGAAACTACATCTATGTGGCATAATGATCCAGACGGGTATATTGAATGGAAAAGGAAGATAACACCTCCGATAAAAAGTCCGAGACTGAATCTTCCTCCAAGGCCTGTTGATGTTCCTAACTTGTATATTACCGGTCCGTTCCATGAAAGTATCCGCGCATCTGTTGCAGGTGACACTCTTTCGATTGATACTGTGGGATTCGTTGATGGTCCTGATATAGTAAGGAAATACGGGAATGACATTCTCATGTTGGGAAAGGACGCAAGAGAGTATGTTGTACTTCAACTTCTCGAGCCTTTTTTGAAACGTTTTTTCAAACAATGTGGGTATAAATGATGGGATGCGGTTGCGAGAATAAGAAAATCATGTCTGACTATGAGCGTGTGGCCATGCTTGCAAAAAAAGCTGCCATGCTGGACGGATGTGTGTACGTTGTGTACAGGAAGAGTGACGGTACCTACTCGTTCGATAAGGAAGGTACCAAGGTGGATGGCGTTATTGTTGAATATAAACATTACTTGTGATGGGAAATTTGAAATTGAAGGATTTCGTCGATGAGGAATCATTGAAGAAGTTGCAGGAACTTAGGAGTACAATATCAGATGTAAGGCAGGATTACAAGGATGCTGCATCGGAACTTATCAAGGGACTTACTGTTGACGTCAAGGTAAAGGGAGATATTGACAAGTTGCAGGCCATATATAATACTCAGGCTAAGAACGTATCTTCCGCATCTGAAAAACTTACTGATGCATTCAGTCGTCAAGCAGAGGTCGCTGAACAACTGATGAAGAAAATCAAGGAGAAGGCAGATGCAGAAAAGCTGAGTACAAAAGAGGTAAAGGAATTGTCAAAGGCATCAGCAGAAGCATCCAAGGCAATGCAGCAGGCTGCAAAGGCTGAGGAAGCAATGAATAAGGCCCAGAAATCTGCGAACACTACCAGAAAGGCTGCTGCCATGACCGAAGAGGAGCGAATCCGTTTCATCAAGGAATCTTTGGAGTTGGCAGACAAGGAGGTGCATAGTAAAGAAGAAGCTATAGAAGTGAACAAGCGACTTCGTAAAGCGTCTAATATGTTGAAAGATACCGACGAGGATTACAGAAATACGCTCGGAAAGTTGAATTCTACAATCGGTGTAAATACTGATTACATAAAGCGTAACAGTGACCGTTACACGCAGCAGAAGATGACTATCGGTAGCTATAAGGAAGAAGTTAAAGCAGCCTGGATGGAACTTAACCATCTGAATGATTCCATGGGTAGCTTCGGAATTATATCAGGCAGTTTTGGCGACTCCCTTCAATCTCTTGGTAATGCAGGAAGTGTGCTTGAAGGTTTGTCCGGTTTTGGCAAGATATTCCAGAACAAGTGGCTTCTTGGTCTTGGAGCTGTTGGGGCTGCCGGTGCCGGGATAGGATGGTGGGTGAACTACAATAATGGACTAACAGAAGCAACACGTCTTACACAGCAGTTCACTGAGAAGTCAGGAGAGGACTTGAAGGCTTACCGCACGGAAGTGCAGGCTATTGCAGACTTCTACGGTAAGGATTTCAAGGAGGTATTGATTGGTGCAAATGCTGTCTCTAAGCAGTTTGGTATCTCCGCTGAAGAATCCCTGAAACTAATTCAGGATGGATTCATTGCAGGTGCCGATGCAAACGGTGAGTTTCTGGACACGCTGAGGGAGTATCCTGCATATTTCAAGGAAGCCGGTATCAGTGCTGAAACATTCATTGCTATTACTGCCCAGGCTGCTAAGTCTGGTATCTATTCTGATAAGGGTGTGGACGTTATCAAGGAAGGTAATCTTCGTATCCGTGAAATGACAACAGCTACCGCAGCGGCACTTGAAGGAATCGGCATTTCGGCTGATGAGGTTCAGGAACAGTTGAAGTCCGGCCAGAAAACAACATTTGACATTATTCAGATGGTATCTGAGCGGCTGAATGAGTTGCCCGATAGTGCGTCTGTTGTCGGTACTGCATTGGCTGACATCTTCGGTGGTCCGGGTGAAGATGCCGGACTGCAGTATATACGCACATTGAAGGATATTAAGACTAACCTCGGAGATGTTAAGGCAGAAACAGGTGAATTAGGGAAAGCACAAGAAGATATGATTGAGAGCCAAAAGTTGCTTTCTAAGGAGTTGGCACTATTGTTTGATGCGACTGGAGGATCATTCGAAACGATGTCTGCAAAAATAAAGAGTTCTATTGCGTCAATGACTGCAGATTTGCTTTCATTTGTTCGTCGTGGGATTGAGAGCGTTGAGGAGCTTTCTGAGAGAGAAGAAAAGCAGGCCAGGGCTGAAGGAGAAAGGTATGCAGAGACTGACGTAATTAAACAATATGAGGAAATCAATAAGGCAAGAGAACAGTATGTCAAGCAGGGAATGTCAGAGGAAGAAGCATTTAAAAAGGCTAAGGAAGAACGGCTTGATATGATGAAAAGGTCTTTGAAATATGAAAAGCAAAATTTGGAGGAAGCTGTCAATATCAATAAAAAATACTATGACGAATATCAAAACGCAAGTCTGTGGAAACAGATGTTTGGAATTGACCGGACTAATTCCGCGATAAATTCTGACATTAGAAACTCATGGGGTGAAAGGATGTCTGCAGAGAGGAATTACTCCAACATGAACAGACAGATTTCTCTTGTAGAAAGTTACCAGTTGCCAGGAGCAAAAAGAAGTGAAGTTTCAGAAACAGCAGATGAAAAATCATCACGCCTTGAAGCCGAAAAATCATTGCAGGAGTCACGTATTGCCTTGATGGAAGAAGGACTTGATAAGGAACTGGCCACAATCCGCTATGGTTACCAGCAGAAGATTGATGCCGTAAAAGGTAATTCATCCGCAGAAATGGCATTGAGAAAATCGTTACTTCAAGAAATGAACAACGAATTGGCGAAGGCTTCTGAGGAGTATGAAAAGAATCGTGCAAGTATTGACCTTCAGAATCGCCTTGCTTCCGTTGAGGAAGGTAGTGAGGAAGAAATGTCCGTTCGTCTTGATATACTTGATAAGCAGAAGGAAGAAGAAATGAAGGCTGCTGAAAGTAATGGTGCCGACGTGAGCCTCATCGAAAAGAAATACATCAATGAAAAGCGTAAGATTTATGAGGAATATGCTGCTGATTATGTTGATGAGATTTCTAAATCTGCCGCAGCCGAACAGGTTGTAAGGAATGCACAATATAATTCCGACCTGAAAGAGTTGGAAAAGCTGCATGCCAAGAAACTTATTTCGGATGAGGAATATGAGAAAAAGAAGGCTGATATAACAGAACGGTATTCTATTGATACCGCTAAGGCTGCTGTTGACTCGTTGGAGGAACAGATTTCTGTTGAAAATCTGAGCCAGGACGACAGAGAAAAACTTGCCGAGCAGCTTCAGAAAGCAAAGGCTGATTTGGCAAATGCTGAAGCTGATGCTGAGATTGCTGCAATCAAGAGGGTTCAGGATGAAGAAGAAGATTCTTACAAAAAACGGATGAAGAATGCTCAGCGATGGATGGATGTTGCGTCTGATGCCATTGGTGCAATCGGTAATCTTATGTCGACATTATATGAGCGTGATATTGAAAAGATTGAGGATGAACAGGAGGCAAATGAGGAAGCGTACAATGCTGATGTTGAAAGGATTGAAGCACTTGCCGAAAGTGGAGCAATATCTGAGGAGGAAGCAGAGGTTCGTAAAAGAGCTGCTGAAGCTGAAACATCAAGAAAGAATGAGGAACTTGAGAAAAAGAAAGTTCAGTTGCAGCAGAAGCAGGCTAAATGGCAGAAGGGTGTGGACATTGCTCAGGCTGGTATAGCAACAGCACTTGCAATAACTCGTGCATTACCTAACCTAGTACTTGCTGCAATAGTAGGTGCAATGGGAGCGGTACAGATAGCGACTATCGCAGCAACACCAATTCCTGCATACAAGGAAGGTACTAAGAACGGTGGACATATTGGAGGATTGGCTATCGTTGGTGATGGTGGAAAGCATGAGGTTGTTGTGTATGGTGGTAAGTCATGGGTAACTCCAGATGTTCCTACCGTGGTAGATTTACCGAAAGGTGCTGAAGTGTTCCCTGATATAAGCGAATTCAATGAGAATGTAAGAATGAATACTATATATGATTCAGGAATAAGTAGTCCTGTTGTTGTAAATGATTATTCTGAACTATCTCGTGAGATGAAAGGAATGCGTGTAGAACTCAGGAAAATAATGAAGATAATACATAAGGAAGCATACAACTCTAATTATGAACATTATAAAAGTACAAGATTATGATAACTACATTAAGCAGGTTGAGTATGTTTGATTTTATTGAACTTCTTTGTGGAAACAGAGAAGTTCTTATGGAGGAAGGTGATAATAATTCCATGCTGGAAAATGTGGCTTCAGAATTGATATATCAGTATCAGAGCATAGTAAATCCTTCCGGAATAGAATCTGCAATTTTAGAAAAGGAAGAGAAAATAAAGATTAAGTACAGGATTACTATTGCAAAGATATTGAAGGCGCTTATTAGCATAAACGCTGTAGATGATGTTGTTGGACTTCTGTCAGAAATGGGAATTACTGGTATTGAGCGTGAAAAGATTCCTTCAAGAATAGACCGTATGATTGCAGAAGCGGAGTACATGAGAAAGAGGATTGAAGATACTTCTTCTGCTGATAGAAAGAAAAATACTCCTGATGATGTACGTGCATCATTTGACAGGGAGATAGCGTTTCTTATGACTTATTTCAAAATGAATATTGACACAAGAATCATTACTGCAGGTGTGTATGCGAATATGGTTCATCAGGCAGATGTTGAAATTAAAAGAAAATTGCATCGTTAGATAACTTTTTTGCTGCTTGTCGAATTTTTTTCCGTTTGGTTTGTAACACGATTGTAACACTAATAATCGTAATAGACATGGAAGAAAAATTCGACAATGTGGCTTTATTGCCAGTAATTAATGAGAAATGTGACATAATAATTCATCTTTTATCGTCACTTTGCGACAACCCGGATTTTCTTATAGACTTACTCAGAAAGACTACTGAGAAGCAGAATAAGTTTTCATCATCTCGAATGAAAATATTGCATGGACATGGGGTTGGAGCAGATAGTGATTGAGCAATATCAGTGGATATTGGGACTGGCAAGAAAGTATTGCAGGAATATGATGGACGCAGAAGACCTTGCCGAAGAGACTGTGTATAAGATTCTGTCAAATAAAAGTAAATATGATTCTTCCAAGAGCTTCCGACCATGGTGCAGCGTTATTATGTTGAACACATATATAACAACATACAATCATGAATCATTGATACGTTTCGATTCTGAGGAGAAGGCTGATCATATCCATTCTTATTTCGATGCGGACAATGAAACGTTAAGGAATGAACTTTATGGGATAATTGAAAAATGCAGGAGAAAATCATGTTCCGTTGATTGCGCTATAATGTATGCTGAGGGTTACTCTTATGAAGAGATAGCAAAAAAGATGCATATACCATTAGGTACGGTTCGTAGCCGTATCTCGTTTGCTCGGAATATGATTAGGCAATGTGTTGTAGATTAATAAGTTAATTATGGTTTGACAATTGAGAATGGCGAAGTTTACGATTGCATATATAGTCAATCTGAACTATCTTTATAGTACAATTAAAATATAAGTCAAACCAAATAATCTTAGCATTATGGAAAAGAGTAATTTTCGAGTAAGAGTGATGAAGTATGCACACCAGTTAGCAAAAACAACAGAATACACGTGGAAAATCTGTCTTATTAAGGCATGGGAGTTATACAGACTTGCTAAAAATATGAGAAAGGGTATTGTGAAATTTGCATTCCAGAAAGTTGACGGAAGCATCAGACATGCTTCAGGAACATTGTACAATCTTCCGGCCGGAACATCAATTCACGGGAAAAAACTGACAAAGCCAAGTTACAAGACATTTGCATACTTTGATGTAGATAAAGGAGAGATGAGATGCTTTAAGATAGAAAACCTTGTAACCGTTTATTGATATGGAAAGTTTTATTGTTACTACTTCCGGGGAAGTATCATTTACTTTCCCGGCAAACGGGAGTGATTTCTCGTTGAAAGAATTGCAGGATTCTGTTAATGGAAATATAGAGATTGTTCCAATAAGAAAGAATGTAGGTCCTTTGATTTTTAAGGAATTTGATAAGGAGGGGTTTGCAATAAAATTGACTGATGAATATATTATGATTGTTAATTCTGAGGGGAAGATTGAGTCTAAGCAGTTCAATTATGTAGCAACAGTACTGGCAACGGCATCGGAATCTATAAGTCCTGGAGACTGGATTGCTGGAGATGTACTTGTCTGCAGAAGTAGTATGGTTAAATAGTTCGGTTTTGTGTAATACATTTTATATCAGTTGTTTGCGCGTTTTTGTAAGAGTAGGATTTTAGGCAAGCCTTAGTCGGTTTGCCTATTTTTATATATTTGAGAATGAATTAACGACAGGATGATTTGTAGATATTTTTTACATATAGACTCAGATGTTATGGATGTTTCAGATATGATTGAAAATCTGTCTGACATCAAGATAACATATACTCGTACAGGATTAAACGGAGTAACGAGAAAGTGTGGTAGTACAATTAATTTTGTTTTTTCTGCAAGGGATAAGCTGATTGGAGTGTATGAATCAAAAGGAATTAATTCTGTAGTTTACTTCTCAATATCACAAATTATTAATAACTGGGATTTTGTTGAACTATTTAAATGTCAGCTTGATTTCTCGTCTTTTAGCTACGACTCATATACTGCAAGTATATCATGCCTTGATAATGATATTGAATCCATATTAAATGCTAATAAGGGCACTACGTATGAGTTTTTTGTAGACGAATTGAAGAATGATAAGAAACTGAATTATGATGGTGTTATAATCAGGAATGAGAAGGTATGTATATTATCAGGTGAAACTGTTGAAGGAGAATCTTACACAAGGAAAGAGTTTGACAACAGGGTGCCGGACTGGTGGTGGATACCATATATCGGAACTACAGATTCTGGTTCTGAAATTCATAACAAGTCATTTGTTTTTCAGGACCAGTCTGAATCTATGCCTTCTGCATCAGGTGACAACACAGGATGGGGATTCCCTGCAAATCCTTGTAATACAAGCTGGTTTTTGGAATGTCTGCGAGACAATACTATAACAATTGATTTTAGTTCCATAGAGTTCTCAGGTAGTAATCAGTTTGCATATGCTTTGTTTAAGATTGATACTAAAGGTGTGGTACAACCACTGACATGTGGATATTCAAATATGCTTTCGCTTGACTCAAATACGAGACCGAATTCAATTAAGTGGACCGGTCAGTTGAAGAAAGGTGAAAAGCTTCAGTATGCTGTTTTTAATCATAATCCTTTAAATGAAACTCATGCAGATTTGTCCAGCTTGCGAGTAAACACTGGTGAATGTGGTGCTTCATGGGATGAAAGGGGTGACAATTACAAGATTGATATTGTAAGGCCTGTTACCTTACTTAATGCAATATTGAAAAAGATATTTCCTGGAAAGGATATTACCGGTTCTATTATTGAAAGTGTAGTAGGAATAACTAACGACAGGTTGAAAAATTCTTGTCTTGTCGCAGCAGAGAGTATCCGTGAAATGGCTACTCCACGAATATATACATCTTTCTCGAAGTTCTGTGAATATATGGAAGCCGTATATGGATATGTATATATAATTGATGGTAATGATGTGCGTTTTGTACACAGGAGTGAGCTTTTTAGTACCGATAATAAGATTGTTATAGGAAATGTGTCTGAATTTAATTATTCGGTAGCTTCCGACAGAATATATTCATCCGTACAGATTGGATATGAAAAGCAGGATTATGACTTTGGAAACAATGGTTCTGATGAATTCAATTTCAACAATACATATACCACCGGATGTACTATAAAAGATTCAAAACTGACTCTTATATCACCGTATAGGGCAGATTGCTATGGGTTCGTTGAATTGGCTGAAAAGAGAAATCAGGATTCAACGACAACAGACAGTGACCAGCAGATATTTATTGTGTGCGCAATTGAACATGAATCAGAATATGAACTTGATAGAAGTATAGATGTTCAGGGTACATATACTTATTCCATTTTTAATGCGAAACTTGCTCCAGTTTATATGATAGAAGCGAATATGGCTTATTTATCTTCGTTTGCTGGGAAATTGACATTTGCATCATCTGAAGGTAACTCTGACATCGTTATAGACGGGCGAAAAGTGAATTCTGATATAGATATGGGAAGTTCTATGTTTGGTAATGGTAATTTTTCTTTCACAATGGAGAATACTATAATTGATAGTAATTTGAACTCTTTGTGCATAGAATTATCAAATCAAGGAAAGACATATAAGGGATCTATTAAAAGCTTGGAATTCAGTTTATCCAATGTGGAAGCGGTTAAGTATGAACTTATAGAAATTAAGTAATATGTATAAGATAAGTCCTTTTACACCATTGTTTTTCAATCCATCTACGGATATTGGATTATCAAGCAGATATGTGCAGTCATTTTCTACGTATGACCATATTCTTTTGCAAATAATAGCATACAATGAAAGTAATGCTCCATCAGTATATATCGTTGATATAATCGGGAAAAGGCGGATGGTTAACATGAGGTCTTGGTTGATGAACCCCAATGAAACTTTGTATTTCACAGAAATAACAGGATTGAACAATGGCTTATATTATGTTGAAGTTGAGGGTGTATGTTCAGAAGTATTCCGTGTGACAGATGATGTCTCTGGAACTGTTCTATTGCAGTATTCAAATCCTAATAATCTGATGAGAAAGGATGCCGTATTTTGGATTGACAACATGCAATACTTTTTTGATTTCAGAATACATGGGGGATTCAAGGATGATGATTGGGTTTTCGGAGTAGATAATGAGCAATATACAACTTCAGGTAATGATGTTATTGACATATATAGTATTGACAATGTACAGAAGACTCTTACTATGGGAGGTTCAAAAGGCTGTCCAGTGTGGTATGCAGAGTTGCTAAACAAGGCATTATGTTGCAGCTATTTTTATGTCGATGGCGTTCGTTATGCCAGGGTTGATTCTAATGTACCTGAAATGAATGTACTTGTAGAGGGTATAAGGTCTTATGTGTTTAAACAGGCAATAAGAAGGGTTTCATTGTTAAATCCTGATATTGAAACGAACAACAAGATGATAATGAGACGTGTAGATGATTCACGTTATAGAACCATTGATAATGATAATTACAGATTTAAAACTATAGATTTATGACAAACGAAGAAAAACAGGAAATCATATCATCTGTGATTCAATCCTTACAGACAAATTCTGCTACAATAGACCAGTTGAGTGAGGTTGAATCTTGTTCAGAGGGTGATTTTATAGAGCTGAATAAGGGAAGAAAAATCAGTGCTGAGAATCTTGCAAAGGATGTATCTTCAAAAGTTCTTCAAGAAGCTAATCAGGCTGTCGCCGAATCACAGAACTATGCTGAGAAGTCCGAAGAGTCTGCAAATGAATCTGAGGAATATTCTGAAAAATCCAAGGAGTATTCTGAAGAAGCAAAGAGACAGGCTGTATTGGCCGGCCAGTCAGGTGAACTTGCGCAGTATGCGAAAGAACAGGGAGATTATGCGAAAGAACAGGGTAACAATGCTAAGGAGAAAGGAGAAGAAGCTGTTTCTATTGCTGAAGATGCTGCTAAAAGGGTGACGAATGATGTACTTTTTAAGACCGAACAATCATTATCGGAAGAAGAACAAGCGCAAGTATTAAAAAATATTGGGATAAAGTCTGTTGTAACTGAATATAATTATTTAGATTTAAATAGTATAATTATAAATTTTGATGGAAGTAATAAGTACGTTACTAAAATACCATGTACTGTCCCATTCTTTATTTTATCATTTGAGGTACGTGGAGAAGCACTGTTAGATAGAAAGAAATATAATGTAATTTTTTTACAAGATAGTGTAAATAAAAATTATTCAATGAATTTAGAAGCAATTAATCCTTATTTGACTGGAAGGATTGTTGCTAATGAAGAAGAATCAGATCCTGGTGTATTAACTCTTAAATGTTCTGGCGTTGAAAGTTCTAATCCTGATTATAATAGAATAACTTTAACTTCAGCTTGTTATCCTTCTGATTATGTATCTAAATTCAAAGGTAATTTTGAATCTGAAGAAGTTCTACAGTCGGTTAGGGGAACTATTGGCTGCTATGCATTTGTTGGAAATCCTCGTCACATCTATAACTGGGATACAGAGACAAATAAATGGAAGGATGGAGGAGAGCTTATTACTATTACAGATAAGGAACTATCTGAAGATTCAGACCGTCCTGTAGCTAATTCTACTCTTTTTAAGAAGTTCAATGAGATTGAAAAGAGCATTACTGATACCAAGAAAGAACTATCTGATAAGATTGATGAAAATATCTTCTTTAAAAATGTATCTAAAAATGGCGAAAGATTAGATTTGGTTTCCGCTGTCAATCTTGTTCCGGAAGAACTAAGAATTCATGGGTTTGAAGTGCGTTATCTTTCCGATGATGGTTCATGGATTGACGTTACTTTCACCGGTGATTCTATTGAAAACTGGAGCACTGAAAGTAACTGGAAACAGATTTCTGGTGGAGGTACTGGAAGCGGATTCTACAATGTGTCTGTGCAGCATCCATTGATAGAAGGGTATTACACTATTGAAACAGCACTTCAGGCAATCGCAAACGACAAGATAGATGATGAAGATAAGAAGGGTAAGATTATTACATTCGAAGTATCTGCAGGTAAATGGGAGGACTATCGTTTTTCAGGAACCAGCATTGAAAGTTGGCTTGAGCCTTCTGCCTGGGAACGTTTCGGAGGTGGAGATGCGATTAAGAAAATTAAAGTAACAAAAGGTATTTCTGTTCAAGAGTTGACGCCGGATGAACATGGACAGGTTGACCTTGAGATACCAGTTGTTGAAGTGGACCAGGCCGTTAATGAAAATTCAACTAACCCTGTAAGTGGAAAGGCTGTATTCAATGAGTTAAAGAAGAATACAGGCTCGGTGGCGTCAGGAATACAATTGAACGAGATAGGAGAGGGTGATCAGAAGGTATATTCTATCTCTCTTTTGAATGCAGGTGGTGAAGTGATAAGTACTACAGACCAGTTCTCCGGTGCCGGTGGCGGAAGCAGTCTTGCAACGAAGGTAATTCTTACTCGCGTTACAGCTAACAAGACTGTAAAGATTGGAGACGATGTGAAATTGACATACAAGTATGACCATGTCAATTCTGAGACTGGAGAATCAACGGGAAATCCGGCTAAGGCGATAGTGACAATCATACAAGGTGCTAACACCAATACATTAGAAAGTAACATCTATGCAGGAAGCAGCAATACTGTTGATGTGACAAAGTATATGGGAGTAGGTACCAATACTGTAAGGGTAAAGGTTCAGGTCGGTGAAGGCGCAGAGATGCAGGTTTCTCAAATTACATGGACAATCAATGTGGTTCAGTTGACTCTATCCAGTTCATTCAATATTGCAACATCTATCAATAGAGGAGATAGTGTCACTATCCCTTATGCTCTGTCAGGAGCAGGAAACAAAACATTAAGGTGCTACGTTGATGGTGTTGACAAGGAAGATAGAAGTATAACTGCTTCAACAGCGAATGGATCATTCAGTATAGATACATCTGGAATGTCACATGGAACCCATTCTGTTCAGCTTGTCGTAGAACTTGAGCTGTCTGAGGATAATATAATTAAATCAAACAGCATATACTTTGCAATAGGTGTTAGAGAAACTGATAATAATGCTCCGATAGTATATGCAAGGTTCGACTATCCTGATGGAAGCCTTATCTTGGGAGAAAATACGCCTTACATACAAACAAAGCAGTTTGATGTATATACACTATCCTATGCCGCATATAATCCTAAAGAAACTCCTACAAATGCCATCGTATATGTTGGTGAAGATGTAGCCTCATCATCATCTGTTCCTTTCGTTGTACAGAATCTTACGCTTCGTGCTTCTAATTATGGAGAACAGAAGTGCCGGATTGTTGTAGGCAAAACTGAATACAGCTTCAGATTGATTGCAGAGAAGAGTGAACTCAATATAAGTGAACCCACAGACGGAATGACTCTCAAACTTTCTGCACAGGGAAGAAATAATAATGATGTCAACCGTGAAGAATGGAGTTATAACGGCATTCAAACTGTGTTCGAAGGATTCAAATGGGGCGGTGACGGATGGATTGGAAATGCGTTAAGATTGAATGACAAAGCTCGTGCTGTCGTTCAATATGCTCCGTTAAGGCAACCAGACCAGAACGTAACTAACGCTTTTGCTTTTGCTGTAAAGTATAAGGTCTCTGAAGTTGTGGATGATGAAGCTGAGTTGATAAGATGCGTTGACGGTGATGGAACCGGTTTTGTAATCACCGCACAGGAAGCAAGAATGCAGACTAAAGGTAAGTCCTCATTATCCATGAAGATGGCTTCAGGCGAAGTCTATGAGGTAATATTTGTCTCATTTCCTAAATCAGCATCTGGTTCATCAGAATATGAGAAACTGAATACTGAGATGGTATATCTGTATATCAACGGAATCATGTCAGGTTCTGTACAGAGGTCTGCTTCTGATAGCATTTACCAGTCCGACCCGCAGTTTGTTACCATGGGAGCAGACGGTGCCACGTTAGATGTGTATCTGTTGAGGGCTTATAATACGTATCTTAGTGATTCTCAGGTTTTGGATTGTTATATGATTGACCAGGATTCTGTTGATGACATGTTTGCGTTGTATGAATCAAATAATGTGATTGATGACAACGGAAATGTTACAGTTGACAGTGTTCCGGACGGAATGCGTTATATCATCATTACCGGGCGGCAGGACAATGGGGTTCCTACTGTTCTCCAAGCGGCTGTCAATAACGACAAAGACCCGAAATATGATGTGGACGAGATGCTTTGTGTGGTGAAAGGGAACCAGTCATTGAACTTCAAGTGCGTGGGAGGATGTATCCGTCTGCAGGGAACTTCATCACTTGCATATCCGATAAAGAACTACCGCATTTATTTCAAGAATGCTTCCAAGGTAGCCGGTGATTTGTATCTTGGCTGTGACGAACAAGGTGTTGGAGGAGAGCTTCAGGAAGAGGCGAAATACTCATTCCGTCAGGCAGGTACATCCAACAAGGCAGCAGCCCCTGTGGATTGTTTCTGTCTTAAGGCTGACTTTGCCGAATCCTCATCATCACATAACACTGGTATGGCAAAAATTGTACAGAATATCCTTACTGCTGCAGGAGAGTTGACTCCTGCTCAGGCACATTGTTCAGGAGAATATGGATATGATGTGCGAACAACCATCGACGGTGAACCTTGTTACCTGTTCTACCGCGGTACCCTGGACGAAACTCCACAGTTCCTTGGCAAGTTCAATTTCAATAACGACAAGTCAACAGAAGCTGTATTTGGATTCTGCGATATACCTGGTTATCATGACCAGTCGTGGGTAGCAGATAAGTTTAGTGGCGTTAACCCGACCGAGTGCTGGGAGTTCCTGAACAACGACTACCCGATGGGCATGTTCCTGGATGATGATTTTGATACAAAGGGTGATGACGGTACCCCGAACTGGCTGAAGGTATTTGAGGCGAGATTCCCGGATGATGACGACATAAACGCCGAGTATGAGGCTGGAACCCGTAAGCCGAAATATCTTGAGCCGTTGGTGAAGTGGGTAAAGAGCACACAGAACGACGGTGAAAAATTCAAGGCTGAGCTCGCGGACTGGTTTGATGTAGACTATTTGTGCGACTATTATATGTTTACTGAAATAATGGGATGCGTAGACCAGCGCGTGAAGAACATGATGATGGGATTCTGGTATGATCCGGAAAAAGACAAGGTTCTTGCCTATATGATATTCTATGACTGCGATACTATTTTGGGTGTGCGTAACGACGGCCGTCTGAAGTATTCCTGGGATGTGGACGAAAACACTGTCGATCCTGAGCTTTCAACTGAAGAAAAGACGGTGTATGCCTATGCTGGTCATGATAGTGTATTGTGGAAGAATCTTCGTGAACAGTTCCCGGAAGAATTGCAGGCTGCGTACAGACGTATTCGTGAACGAATGTCAAACAGCACTATATTTAAAATGTTCGATGACGAGCAGAGCGCAAAGTTCTGTGAACGAATATATAACCTTGATGCTTTGAACAAATATGTTGAGCCGAAGACATTAGGTGTTGAAGTAAATCAGGATGGTTCAGTTACAAATGTCAAGTATTCGTACCTGGAAGCTATGCAAGGTAGTCGTAAGTCACACCGTCACTGGTGGATAACGAATCGTATGGGGTTATTTGATGCAAGATATAGTACGGGACAATATACAGCAACTGATATATCGTTCAAAGGAAATAGTGCTGCAGGTGCTACAGTAAAGGCTACTCCGCTTCGTGATTTCTATTTTGAATTCCGTCGTGAAGGTGATACAATGGTGCATCAAAAGGTTACTAAAGATGTGGAATGGAGTTATACTTATAACCAGATGGCCAACATTGGAACAATATTCCACCTGTACGGTGGTGAATGGATGAAGAAACTGGACCTGTCTGCGTGGGGTGGATTTACGGACATGAGCCTTCCGACGCTTCCTGTTCTTGAGGAGCTTATTCTTGGAGGCAACGCAAAGACATACGCACTGACAGAGCTTGTTCTTGGTACGAAGATACCGATGCTGCGTAAGCTTGAGGTAGTCAACTACACCAACCTTCCGAGCCTTGACCTGTCAGGATGCAACCGTCTGGAAGAAGTGAACGCATCCGGATGTACAAAGATGTCTACAATAACCTTTGCTGAGGGTGCGCTTATTAATAAACTTCATCTTCCTGAAAACTTCCAGACTCTTGTACTGCGTTCAATGCAATATATAGAATGGGATGCTATCACATTTGATGCAAAGAATAATCTTACAGGATTATGGATTGAAAATTGTTCCCTTATAGACGGTAAAAAGGTATTTGATGAGATGTTCGCTCTTAAAGGTGCATTGAAATATGTTCGTATAACTGGAATTAATCTGGAAGGAGACGGAAGTGATTTGAAGGTTTGGTATGATTCTGGTATTGGAGGTATTGACGCTCAAGGTATCACTACAAATACAAGGTGTAAGCTGGTTGGCAACTACAAACTGACTAAGTATCTTGATGAAGAAGTGTATGCTAAATATGCTGAACGGTTTGATGAGCTGAATATTCGTCAGCCTCAATATACTATGATTGAGTTTGATGATACAGTTCCGGACGATGCAAATATATCTAACCTTGATAATGAGACCGGATACAAGTTTGGCAATACTTATCAGACAAGTGCTCATATATCAGTTATCAGGAGAAACAGACATCGGGTACTTGGTAAACTGAAATCAGAAGGAAAGATGGTTATATGTCAGCTTCATGATGAGGATAGTAATTATTATGCGGATGCCGAAGTAGCAGCTTCAGGAACACCGGCTAAGTTGGATTCTACTGAAGGTGACGTGTATATATATGAGCCTCATTATTGGTATAAGGGTATCAATGACTACCTGAATAACAAGAAGTATTCATGTTTCAGTTCGAATGAAGAAATGCCGGATAGACCGGAATGTAAGGTTATTGGTTATGATGAGATTGAGTCTGAAAAGAATGTGCGTGAAGGGTATAAACTGACTGTTGGAAGACAGCATCTTGATGATGCTTATTCACAGGATTCAAATTATCTTGTCTGTAAAGTTAACGTGTTTGGATATAAGAAAGTGAGATTCCCGACTGTACTTGGTACATCAATGATTGGTTCATGTTTTACTGATTCCGGAAAGAATGTAGTGAAGGATGTTTTTGTAGATTCTCTAAACAATAGGTTTGTCAATGGTATGTATATTATCTGTGATGTTCCGGAAGGGGCTACGGAATTGAACTTTACTATTCATAAGTATGCGGAATTTGATTGCGTAGTATTGAGCAACAGCGATAAGATTGAAGATATGGAACCTGACTGGGTTGAGCATGAACGGTGTCTGGTAGCTGTCTTTGAGGCATGTACGATAGGTAGTAAATTGTATTCGGCTGCTACAGGTAATGCAAGTGTTGGCTCATTGACTCAGAGTGATTTCGTCTATTATGCCAAGCAAAGGGGACTTCAACTTATTGACTGGGAGATGCACAAGGATATAGCTAACTTGTTTTTTGCTTTCTATGGTCGTCGTGATTCTCAGGACCAGTGCGGATATGGACAGTCAACAGAACAGAGAAATATCGGAACTACGGCATTGCTTGGTATGCAGGATACCATAAGCTATAATTCAGATGGAGGAGCACATCAGACTTCCAATGCATGGTATGTACGCCCAAATGAAGATGGAAAGAATGTATATTCTCTCATTTACAATACAAACTGCATGGGATATGAGAATTTGTACGGTGATAAGTATGAATGGTTGTCAGGTGTTTCTTTGCCTAATACGAATACTCAGGAACAATATAAGTTGTTGATAGAGATGCCAGATGGAAGCACTAGAAAGGTAAAGTCTGGTACTGTTAGTGGATATTGTACTGGTATGTATCATCAGAAATATATGGATATTGTAGGAGTACATTCACAGAAAGGAAGTTCGACTACTTATTATTGTGATGAGTTTAATGTAAGTAATGCTGCTAACCGTGTGGTGTGCCGGTCGTACTACAACTCGAATGCGTTTGGCGGTGTCTCGTTCGCGTATTGCGGCCACGATTCCTCGTCCACGTTTACGTATATCGGCTCTCGTCTCGCCTTCAGGGGCGAAATCGAAGAAGCGGAAAGCGTGACTGCGTTTAAAGCGATAAAAGCGATTTTGGCATAATATGATTTAGGAAGTTGACGTAGTTTTTTACGTCAACTTTTAAAAACGGGCGTAAGCCCGTCGAAATTTTTTATTTTTTGGATTATGAAAAAAGCATTACATTTGCCACGAGGGTGGATTCCTCTGTACCGTGTGGTGTGCCGGTCGAACAACAACTCGAATGCGAATGGCGGTGTCTCGTTCGCGAATTGCGGCAACGATTCCTCGTCCACGAATACGAATATCGGCTCTCGTCTCGGAATCAATCAGAAGGAAATAATGGCTTTATGCCAGGAGGATGAGCCTCAACAAAAGCGGTATTTGTACCGGAAAGTTGAAAAAAAACTTGAATGGGTAGAGTTTGGTAGGGATTTTTCCCGAAGAAGTTGGGCCCGGTGATTGAAGGCATGAAGAGAATAGGTAACATCATGAGTGAGGTTGTTGAGTATTCGAACATGTATGAATCTTACAAACAGGTTCTTCGTGGGACAAAAAGGAAACAGTCTCAGTCAGGCCAGCGTATTATACAGGATACGGAAAGAATACTTACGGGATTGTCCGAGTCTCTTGCGGACGGGAGCTTTGAAATATCTGGATACAAAGATATAGATGTTGTTGAAGGTGGAAAACTTCGACATATTCAGGTTTTATCTTTGAGAGAAAGAATAGCTATTAATGCTGTAATGCGTGTTGTTGATAAACACTTGTTACCACGTTACATAAGGACAACTTCTGCGAGTATCGTTGGAAGAGGTATGCACGATCTGATGAAGTATATCAGGGATGATATACGTAATGATGTGGATGGAACAAGATACTGTCTGAAAATGGACATTCATAAATTTTATGAAAGTATAGACCAGGATGCAATGATGGATTGCGTAAAACGTGTGTTTAAGGATAAGATTCTGATATGCCTTCTCGATAAGTTTGTCCGTATGATGCCTTCAGGTATCAGCATTGGACTTAGAAGCTCGCAATGCCTTGGAAATCTTCTTCTGTCTGTTGTTGTGGATCATTACCTGAAAGATGAGTTAGGTGTGAAGTATTATTACAGGTATTGTGATGATATGGTTGTTCTATCTTCAAATAAGGAATATTTGTGGTCCATTTATAACGTAATAAAGGAAAGGCTTGATGGAATAAATCTTGAGATAAAGGATAACGTCAGGGTTTTCCCGACAGAACAAGGGATAGACTTTATAGGCTATGTTATATTTCCTGACCATGTATTGCTCAGGAAGAGAATAAAGAAAAAGTTTGCAAGAAAAATGCACGAAGTAAAAAGCTCTAAGAGAAGGGATGTGCTTATTGCTTCTTTTTACGGAATGACCAAGCATGCGGATTGTTGTAGATTGTTCAAAAAATTAACAAATAAGGATATGAAAAAATTTAGTGAAATGGGAGTCGTATATACTCCTGCAGATGGAAAGAAACGGTTCCCAGGACAAACGGTATCTCTCAAGACGTTGATAAATCTTGAGATAGAGGTACATGACTACGAGACGGACATTAAGACATCTGAAGGAGAAGGACGGTATCTTGTGTCTATTAGGATAAAGAAAACCGGAGAATGGAAGAAGTTCTTCACTGCATCGGAGGAAATGAAGGCAATCCTTGACCAGATTTCTGACATGGAGGATGGCTTTCCGTTCGAGACAGTACTGGAACCTGAAACCTTTGACGGAAATAAGGTTAAGTATAAATTTACGTGAAATGAAGAGAGTAGAAGGATATTCTGATATTAGGTTACTTGAATGTACAAACCCAGTTAAGAACAAATGGCGTCTAAGATTTGATGTTGTTGCAGGTGAAGATGGGGCATGCTCATACATGGAGGAGGAACTTGACCATAAGCCTGATTCTGAAGAAATACGCTCTATCGTATCTCAGTGGTACAATTCTGAAACAGATAAGAAGATACTTTCAGGATTAGAATATGAAGGTCATACTGTATGGCTGTCGAATGAGAACCAGTTCAACTACAAGGCAGCATATGACATTGCCGTTCAGACTTCCGGACAGAATCTTCCAGTAACTTTCAAGTTAGGTACTAATGAGGAGCCATATTATAAAACATTTGAGAATCTTGAAAGTTTACAGGATTTTTACTTGAAGGCTATGAATCATATACAGGAATCGTTGAAAGAAGGATGGGAGAAAAAAGATTCGTTCAATGTTGAATTATATATTTAGGATTGAGTTATGTGTTTGTATATCAGTGATATTTGATTAGTCGTGATTATAGGATTTTCTAAAAAAAAGATATGATATAATATATTCAATATCTTTGTGAAGGCCCTCAGATAATGTATTGTGCATTGTCAGAGGGCCTTTTGTTTTATTAAATCTTATTTTATATGAAGGAATTAGATGATTTGATTAAAAAGGTAGGGAATGACAAGGTATTGCATTTCCTTGGAGGAGGGTGGATTTGCGCAGTTATCACTTTTGTATCAATTCTTCAGGAGGGTGATTTAGACTCATGGGGAAAAATATCATGTGTAATAATTGGCACAACGGTAGTGGCTTTTCTGTCTGTTGTAAAAGAAATTATCATGGATGATAAGGCTGACTGGTTTGATGTTCTTGCGTCTATTGCTGGATGTGTGACGATTTTTGCTGCTGTTGGAATTGGTATTTTGTTTAATAATTTATCTATGTGATATGACTGTCCTATTCTTAATTTCATTGTTTGTTATTGCGATTTATATCGCTGTAGTAATTGTAAAATCAGGAGTACCTTATTCAGTTTCGGATACTTATTACAGGATTGAGCACAAGAAGTGGTTTACGTTTGTTATGCTTGCAACAGGGTTTTCATTGCTACCTGTTGCCCTTGAAGTAAGTTCGGAATCATCACAGTTCTTGATTTTCCTTACCATAGTAGGAATTACTTTAGTTGGTATTTCTCCGAATTTCAAGGGGGAAAAATCTGAGCGTAACGCTCATTATGCTGGGGCAATTATGCTTCTTGTATTTTCACAGATATGGGTATGGCTTAATTTCAAGTGGATTCTATTGCTTTGGCTTGTGTATGTTGGCTATATTGCGTATAGCCTTATTAAGAAAAAGTCAAGTTCTAGTTTTTACAACGATCTTGTAAGCTTGAAACCGGTATTCTGGGCTGAGATGGCATTGATTGTTTCAACTTATATTGCGGTTTATATTAAATTATGAAAGATATAGTGTATAGCTTTATCAGGGAGCACATGATGATGCATATAGTATTGATTGCATTATCTTCTGCTGCTACACTAGGTGCAATGGCAATAGATTTTGTTTTCGGGCTTATTAAAGCAAAAAAGAGAGGTGAGGCACGCACATCTACTGGATACAAGAAGACCGCAAGTAAAGCGCAGAAATATTTCAGTCCGTTCATGGTGCTTGTGTTTATAGACCTTATCTGCTGTGTAGTAATACCATTTCCGGTGTTTAGTATGCTTTGGGCAGCTTATTGTGTGTTCTGCGAGTTTAAATCTGTAAGGGAAAAAAGCTGGCAGAAAGCCGAATTACGTAAGGCGGAAAAAACCATGTCTGTTATTATTGAGAATAAAGATGATATAGCAAAATTGGCTGCCCAAATTTTATTTGAGACAAATAAAAAGGAGGAGGAGAAGAAATGAATAAGATTGATGCGATAGTAGTCCATTGCTCTGCTACAAAGGCCGGGCAGGACATCGGTAAGAAGGAAATCACACAGATGCACCTTCAGCGTGGTTTTTCCACGATTGGGTACAATTTCATTATCCGGCTTGACGGTACGGTAGAGGTTGGACGCAGCCTTACCATAGATGGGGCACACTGCAACAGCAAGGGTTTCAGCGGCATTAGCTACAACAAGCATTCCATCGGTATCTGCTACATTGGTGGACTTGATGCAAACGGAAAGGCAGCCGATACCAGAACTCCGGAACAGAAGAAGGCGCTGGCAAAGCTGATTAAGGAACTCTGTACTAAGTACCAGATTGTGGAAGTGCTGGGCCATCGTGACACATCGCCTGACTTGGATGGGGATGGTATCGTAGAACCTGAAGAGTGGACAAAGATGTGTCCTTGCTTCGATGTAAGGTCTGAGTATCCTTTTATTCCTGAAATCGTAGTCAAACC